GTATCACAAACTGAAAAGATGAAGGGTATGAAGGAAAACAATGCTGGTGGTTTTTCCTTTGTTATGGATAAGTGGGCACAACTGGATCGTTTCCTGATTCTTGGTGCTGAAGGTGGCACATACTACGTCGGTGAAAAGAAGCTCGTAAAGGATAATGCGAAGAATATCCAGAGGCTCATTCAGACCGATGGTGTGAAGGTCGTTGATCGTGTTGTTGAAATTTCTTTGGCTGGTCGCGCTCCAAAGAATGATCCAGCATTGTTCGTTCTTGCACTTTGTTCTGCTAGCAAGATTGATGAAGTGGTTAAGGCATCAATGGCTGCATTACCGAAGGTTGCACGTATCGGTACTCATCTATTTACCTTTGCAGAATATGCTGATTCACTTCGTGGATGGGGTAAGTCGCTGAAGAAGGGTGTAGCTGCATGGTACACCGATAAGCAGATTGATAAGCTTGCTTTCCAGTTGGTTAAGTATCAGCAGCGTAATGGTTGGTCGCACCGTGATGTTATGCGTTTGTCACATCCCGTATCGACTAGCCCTGAACAAGCGCGTTTGTTTAACTGGGTTACAAAGTCAACAAAGTATCCTGCTCAGGAAGCACCTTTGCCTGATTTGGTTAATGCTTTCATGGCAGTGCACGAAGCAAACGATATTCAGGTATCTCTTGGTGCAATTGATAAGTATGGCCTCACTCACGAAATGCTACCAACTGAACAGCTGAAGAATCGTAAGATTTGGGAAGCCTTGCTTCAGAAGATGGGTGTCGGTGCAATGATTCGTAGCCTAGGTCGTATGGGTGCAATCAACGTGCTTGATCAATTCAGTGATGGATCAAAGTTGGTTATTGATCGTCTTGCTGACGCCGATCTTATCAAGAAGGCACGAGTACACCCAATTCAGATTCTGTCTGCTTTGAAGGTTTATAGTCAAGGCCATGGTGATCGTGGAAGTCTCGCTTGGACAACCAATCAGCGTATTGTGGATGCATTGAATGATGCATTCTATGCATCATTTGCTAACATCGAACCTACCGGTGAAAACTACCTCATCGGTATCGATTGTTCAGGTTCAATGTTTGGTGCAACGGTGAATGGTATTCCTTGCATTACGGCTGCTGAAGCATCTGCTGTTATGGCAATGGCCACCATGAAGGTTGAAAAGAATTACTGGGTCGGAGGTTTCAATCACGCAATGTCTGAATTGAAGATCAATGCGAATATGCGTCTCGATGCAGTTATGGAAGTTATTCGTCACTTCAACTGGGGTACTACTGAGTGTGCACTACCAATGCTGACAGCTGATCGTATGGGTTTCAAGAATGTAAACAAGTTTTTAGTTTACACGGATAATGAAACATATGCAGGTACTGTTCAACCTGCACAAGCATTGAAGCGTTATCGTGAAAAGTACAATATGCCATCGAAGCTTATCGTTGCAGGTACGGCGGCGACGCAGTTCACAATTGCTGATCCTAATGATTCCGGTATGTTGGATTTAGTAGGTTTCGATAGCAATACTCCACAACTGATTTCACAGTTTTAAAGGAACGGGAGAGCTAATAACTCTCCCATTTAATCAATGCACCGTGTAAATACAAGATTTATTTTGGGTATTATTAGGGATATTATTTTATTTTGTGATGGGCTCTATTTATCAATTTAACTTCGAGGTGACTGATATGATTGCAGGATTTGCCTTTACAGTGTTTGCTTTAATCAGTGTAATTTTGGTGAATATCATTAAGCTAATGAATATTCATTATATGGCACGAAAAATGCATTCGTCACAAGAAGCACTAGGTGAAGATTTTGAGAAAGTCTTACACAATAATCTTTGGGAACTTTACGAAAAATAAGATTCTTAATAAGTCCTCCGCGGTGAAGTATAAATAGAGTTGTTAGTAACTCAACAATTTTGGAGGATGTAATATGAGTTGGTCAGCAGGTATGAATCTTTTAGCGGATGTTTGGGAACAAGTTGAGCATTTTATTCCCAGTGACGAACGAGCAGCAATTGCAAAAATTTTAGTAGAGCAGTTTAGAGATAATGATGCAAATGATTATTCGAGTTTAGAAGACAATGATGTTCTTCATACTGCTATTAAGGAAATTCTTGATGAAGAGGGTGAAGATGTCGCCGAGTATGAAGAAGATTAATATGAAATAACAAACACCGGATCGACATTGTCGATCCGGTGTTGCATCTTAATTGTTTAAGACAGGCAAAGTTTCAAATACTAAATTTTCAACAATATCTGGTGCTGTAATTACGGTGGCAACAGTAGTTGAAACAGGAATTGGTGTAACACTTATACCATAACCATCTAATTTACGTTGCAATTCAGTAACTTCAGCTTTTAATGATTTTACTGCCTCAAGCAATACTGGAATTAGTTTCTCATAAGCAACAGTTTTATAACTTTCACCATCTAATTCAATAGATTCTGTTATAATCTCTGGCATAACAGCTTCTACTTGATCAGCAAGAACACCATAATCTCGTTTACCGGCTTTTACTTCAGTATGTTGATAACCATGCTTCCATGTAAATGTTCCGCCGTCTAATGCATTTAGAATAGTAAATGGATCATTGATTATTTTGAAATTTTCTTTTAGTCTTGGATCAGAGTAAGAAGTCACATTACCAGCAGCTGTCATATTGCCTGCTGGATCAGTATACCAAGACCATGCAGCACGACTCCCACCACCAATCCCTAAATAACCATCTGCACGAACACCCATTTTAATTGCATAGGCATCATTCCAAAAAGTCATACCTGCTAAATTAGCATCACCAGTACCTGCAGCTCTTGCGATAAAACTACCACGCGTGGCACCTGTATCTTGCGACATCGACATACTGGTTGATACACCAGTAATTGTATTAATTTGCTGTGTTGCTGTTAAATACGTTGCAGAATACGAATTACCAGAGCAAGCAGCAGAGGTATCTGACATATAAGAGGTATTTACCAATATTGCACCTACTGCAGTGCGAGCAACACCCCAAGCACCTAAATGTTTATATCCTGCGGTAGGAGTAGTCACATTTTCAGCTGTGCCGGTTATGTTTATTCCCCAATTACCAGTTGCACCTACACCAGTTACAGATGGAACATATGAAGTATAATTACCGGTTGTTAAAAATGTTGACCAAGCATTCCAAACATTAGTATCACCATTACGCGTTCTAAATGACATATTTCCTGCTGTGGTGTATGAAGAATTTAATTGCATTTCATACCCAGTTGTAGCTGATACTGATGTAGAAGTACTAACAATCGGTCCTGACCACGGAGCATTTATTGCATATGTAAAGCCCATTGATGCTGGCGTCATGGTATTAGCATCAAGATTGAAACTATTAAATGCCATTAAACTTGCAGGTTTACCAGTAACGCCGGTCCAAGGTACTGAAGCTGCCGCACCGCTAACTGCAATTGGCCAGGTGCCAGAAGCACCAGTGCCAGTTAATGTTGGTACATATGATGTAAAATTACCCGAATGCAGAATTTTATAACTTACAGCACCAGTCGACCAACCACCATAACTGAGTTGATTGTCAGTATCAATACCTAAATATGCACCATATGAACCAGGGCGATAGAATGACATCATTGCAGCACCTGTTGCTCCAGCCTTTACTTCTAATGCATTTGCTGAACCAGTCGCCATTGATAATGGGTTCTCAGAACTTACAAATTGCTTTACCCCTGTTACAGATTGAGCGCCAGTAACATATACTCCATTCGATACAGTTGCAGCATTACCGGTAATGCTTATTGGCCATGTACCAGAAGCGCCAGCGCCAGTTAATGTTGGTACATATGAATTGAAATTATTTGAATCAATTACTTTGCGCCATGGATAAAAATAGCTGGCTGAGCCTTCCCAACCGCGATGCCACAGGTCATTTGTATATCCACCGAGCAATTGCATACCTGTTGCACCGCCCTGGATAGAAATAAGATTACCTAATGATGAGCCAGGAGGTGCATTTGGTACAGTTGTTTGTAAGTTATAAAAACCAGTAGATGATAATAAGTTAACATCTGTAAACAGTCGCGACATATAATCGTATGTTACTGCATCAGTAATACCATAACCAGATACCGTTGTTGGTTTGCCAGTTATACCGGTAAAAGGAACATGGTTAGCAAGATCGGCATAATTGATATTGCTACCAGCGACGACCCTACCATATTGATTTACAACTAATGAATTATAGGTACCAGGAATTAAACCAGGAACAAGTGACAAATCAATACTACCAGGTGCTAGAGTAAAATTGGATGTTGCACCAATATTTAATTCTGTTCCATTAAGAACAAGACCGTCGCCGGCTGATAAATTTCCAATTGGTAAATTAGGTAATGTATTTTCATCAACATTTGCAATTATGGTAGCTCTACCAGATCGAGGTTGTGTAAATTGCACTATTACATTATTTAAATCAATAATTTGTAATGATGAAGGCATTGTTAACTCTAGATTACCGTTAACGTTTATATAAATTTGAACATTTACATTCTGTGTTGATAAATTGTGAGTAATGTTCCAATTTTGAAGTGGTTGAGCATTATCAACTATATGAGTATGACCAATAATGCTTAATGTACCACTGATAACATTCGTCCATGCCGGCTGAGAAGTTGCGTCAACAGTGCGCAATTTTAAAACATTGTTAGAGTCATCATACCATAACTGTCCTTTTGTCATCGCCGGAGGTTCAGTTGAACTAGCAAAATTCTCGGTTATTCTAACTAAGTTTTGCAAAACCAATTCACCATAATTAGGTGTTCCTCTACCAGGTAAATCTAATGAGGTATTAGAAAACTGTAATGGTAGATCATCGCTTTCAGTAATACCCTCAACGTTTAACATTGGACCATTAACAGATAACGGTTTAATATAAATTGACGGTTTAGTACTGCTTGTAAAATCTATACGATAGGATGGGGTGTAATTAATAGTCAGTGATCCATTACTAACACTGCTAAACGGAATATTAGTAGTTACAAATATTCGGGTTTTAACAGTTGCTGCATTATAGGTCGAATCACTAACAGTATAGTTGCCGTCATTACCAACCGAATTCGTGACAGAGAAAGAGGTAGGTGATATAATACCGCCGGGTGGTGCCACGAACAATGAAGTGAGGTCATCTGCTACCTCAAAATAACCATTACCAGCTGAGCCTGCAGTTGTTGACAGAATAGAATGCTGTATCATTTTTAATATTTCTCCGACTAGCGAAAAGTGAGTTTCATAATAACTGATCTATTTATTGCTCAACAGATATTTTGCTGCAAAGCTTAACAAACTTAATAAATAGATCATCAACTTCACAATAATATGAATTTAGGAGTATTAGCAGGATGATTACGTTTATGGGAATGTTATTAGTAGAAGGCGGAAAGGCAACAAAGAAATGGGGCACAGAACGTGCTAATAAAGATGACATTATCAAATGTCTCGAATTCGTTGCGGACCATACAGGAATTGATGTTGGTGTTCTTCGTTCAAATGTTCTCGGTTCGGTAGATTTAACAATGATGGGTTATAGAGATGATAGTGGAGATGTAGATATCGCATTACCACAGGACAAATATTCTAAAGAAGACATACATAAGAAAATGATGAAAGCGGTTAATGGTGAAGGTGTACTTGGTGGGTTAGGTGTTGGATCTTATGCTGTTACTGCAGGCAAAAAGAAAATTCAGGTAGATTTGATGTATGTCCCAAATGTGAAATGGGCAAAGTTTGTTTATAAGAATGATGAAGGTAGAAAATCAAAGTTCAAAAACCTGATTCGTAATGAGTTACTGACCTGCGTTCTCCATCAAAAAATTGTACCTGGTGAAGATGTTCTTATTAAAGATGATGAAGGCAATGTGATTGCTAGAGCCTCTAGAAGTTTTAAATGGGATACTGGTGTCGAGCGATTATTCAAATCTACTACAAATAGAAAAGACGGTAAAGGTAGAACAAAGAATATGGGTAATGTGACGCCTGCGCAGCTTAAGAAAGAACTCGAACAAATGGGTGTTAATGATTCATTTAAAGATACACCTGATACAATCACTAATCCTGACGATTTCGCAGTGTTATTATTCGGTGAAAATACTAAAACTAAAAGCATTGAAACGGTTGAATCACTATTGCATTCTATGAAAAACAAATTGAGCAAAACTGAATATAATGCCGCAATGAAGGAAGCAGCAACAGTATTGTATAAACGGCAAGCAAAAGAAAAATTTGAGATGCCATTAGAATTTGAGGAATTCAAATGAGATTTAGAGAATATTTATTCGAAGAAGTAACTGCTGCTACTGTTAAATTTAGAGCTAATGGATTACCTGTTCAATTAGATAATAATTGGAGAAATAAAACATGGCATGGTAGCTTAACTTTATCTGGGTTTGGAATAACAAGTTTAGATGGATGTCCGAAATTCATTGTTGATGGAGGATTTTCTTGCAATGTAAATAAATTGCAAAATTTAATAGGCGGACCAGAAAAGGTAACAAAGGAATATAACTGTCAAAGTAATAAGTTAACATCATTAGAAGGTGTTGCTACTGAGGTGGGCTGGTTTGATTGTACGGTGAATGAATTGACAAGTCTCAAATACGCCCCTAAAATATGCAACGGTGATTTTTATTGTGATGACAATATGATAAAAGAATTTGATTGTGAAATTGATTTAATAGCCGGTCATTTTTATTGTACTAATAACCAGTTAACATCACTAAAAAATATACATAAACATATTAAATGTATCAAAGGTGAATTTCACTGTGCTGATAATAACATTGACTCTCATATATTAGGGTTATTGCTAATTGATGGGGTAATACACATAGAGATGAATAATAAATATATCCAAAATATTCTGAACAGGCATTTGGGTAAAGGTCGTCAAAGTGTTATGGATGCGCAACGCGAATTGATTGATGCTGGATATGAGGAGTTTGCACAATTATGAGATTCAAAGAATATATAACTGAAGAAGTTGAAAAGGTTAACCTTTATGGTAAGGTTATTAGTGCCATTATTATCACCCCAAGCATCAAAGATAGACATTGGAATAGAAAGTTTAATGCTAATGATTTAGGATTAACTTCTATTGAAGGGTCACCACGAGATATTAATGGTGATTTTGATTGTTCGAATAATAATATCACTTCATTAGTAGGTGGACCAGAATCAGTGACAGGGAATTTTCACTGCTATATTAATGAGTTAAAATCTCTTAAAGGTGCACCTACATATATCGGTAAAGAACTTGATTGTTCCCATAACCCTATTAAATCGTTGCATAATATCCATAAGCATATTCATTACATTAAGGGCAGCGCTAATTTTAATATGTGCCCCATAGATTCACATATTCTAGGTTTATGTTTAATAAGTGATTTGAAGACTGTTAAATTCACGGATAAAGTATTAGAAAGAATTATGAATACTTATTTACCTAGAGGTAAAGAAGGTATATTTGATTGTCAACGTGCATTAATAGATGCGGATTATCCGGAGTTTGCGCAATTATGAGATTCAAAGAATACTTACAAGAGGGTCCATATAGTCATACTAGTGATTTACGCAACGACTATGCAGAAATGATTAAGGAAAAATTGGCAGAACCTATACCTGCATTTGGATTAATACTTAGCTCATTAGGTGATAGTAAAATGAAAGAGTTACCACCTAATATATTTCCTGAAACATTCAATAAATCTATTTGGTTAAATGGAAATAAACTTAGCTCATTTAACAATTTTCCTAAGATTATAACAAATGGTGGCTTAGATGTATCTGATAATAACTTTACTTCGTTAAAGGATATTCATAAGCACATTACTGAAATTACTGGAAAAGATGGTATTCTATTAGGTTATAATCCTATCAAATCAAATGTGTTAGGATTATTACTCATCAAGAATTTGAAGAAAATAGTTTTAGTATCCAGCACTGCTAAAGGCAAGGATGATAAAATTTTAGCTCAAATAGAAAAAATTCTAAATAGACATTTAGGTAATGGTAATAATGCTGTCATGGAAGCGCAAGAGGAATTAATAAATGCAGGATATCCGGAGTTCGCAAAGCTATGAAATTGTCTGAACTTTTTGAAACAAAACGAAATGATACCCCATTTGATTATGAGATAGCATTAGAGATGGCGTTGCGCGCATATAATGTACCACCCGTTAATGAACTTAATATAGCTGCACTCGGTAAAAAAATGATGACAAGGATACCTATCCAGTTACCAGAAACAATTAATGGGAATTTTTTCGCTTATGATAATGCTTTAACATCATTTGATAATTTTCCTAAATATGTAAAAGGTGCAATGTATATTGAAGATAACAAATTCACATCATTGCATAATATTCATAAATCCATTTTAGGAGTATATGGTAAAATCGATTTAACGAATAACCCAATAAAATCAGATGTGTTAGGTGTCTTATTGATTAAAGGCGTAACAGCCATTTACATAACTGAAGCAGTACCATTTCGTGAAAAACATAAACTTTATCCAATTGAAACAATTCTCAATAAACATTTAGGTAAAGGTCGTCAAAGTGTTATGGATGCTCAACAAGAATTAATAGAAGCAGGATATCCGGAGTTTGCACAATTATGAAATTTACACAATTTTTAACAGAGTCTACGGAAAAAACACAAGAAATCCAACAGTGGTTTCATGATCACGGGGATATGTTTACTGATGTTAGACATGGTATTCACTGGAATAGTTATGATGAAAGTATTCATTTGTCAAGTGATCTTATGGTATCAGAACTAGACACAGATATTCCGTATAACTTTGTTATGTGTGCTAAAGATTTTGAATTAAATGGTGGCAAAGTCACCAAATTACCTTTTGGTAAACATTCAGTAGTGTTAGGTAAATTAGTATTAAAATCATTACCAGAGTTATCAAATACTAAAAATATGCCTTCTTTTGTAAGCACCTTAGAATTATCCAAATGCTCAAAACTTAAAACACTTACAGCGCCAGTTAATTCTGACAAATTAGAAATTAAATCCTGTGAAAATTTAACTAAGATTTCTGATATACATAAAGTTAAGACCCTTTCAATATCGTCTTGCCAAAATTTACAAAGTATGCCTAAGATTTCAGAAATAGTTGCATTAGAAAATCTAACAATTTACCGGTTAGATAAAATCAATGTATTCACCGGTGATCAAATTTACAGTGGAGTAAAGTATCTGGTATTAGGCGATACTGCAGCGACATCATTTAAAGGTATCGAAAAAACATTTCCAAATCTCACATCACTAGTTATGTTAAAAACTAGCAGTATCACATCACATGTCTTAGGTGTTTTACTTCTTAATAATTTAACACCAATTGAAATGCTAGGTCAGAGTTTTGCGGGTCAGAGCGGTACAACCTCTGTACCACAGTGGTTATCTATTCTTAATAAACACCTAGGTAAAGGCCGTCAAGGTATTATGGATTGTCAGCGTGAATTGATTGACGCTGGTTTTGAAAATTACGCAAAATTATAAAAGAGGTAGAATATGTTTTTTAATAACAAGAGTTTAAAATTTAGATTTATAACATCCATATCACTGTTCATTACTGTGTTTATTCTAAGCGGATCAATAGCATTCACATTATTTGAGAATACTCGGATTAAAAATGAGCTAAACATAGAGCAAGAGAAACAGTTAACGAAAATAGTTAATATGTTGGAAGTGACAGATAAGTTGATAATGGATCAAACACAGTCATCCATGAAGGTGTTAATAAATCAGGGTGAACAATTAGGAGAAGCAGTTACGGGTCCTGAAGTTAAGGTTGGTGATAAATCTGTCAACGATCTAGTATTAGGTTCAATTGCTATCGCAAATAATTTCAAACTTGTTGATAATATCAAAAATCTTCTTGGTGGCACATCTACCGTTTTCACAAAGCAGGGTGATGATTATGTTAGAATATCCACAAATGTGATGAAAGATGATGGAACACGCGCAGTTGGTACAGTATTGGATAAGACTGGCAAAGCATATGCTGCTATTAATAGCGACCAACAATATTTCGGTATGGTTGATATTCTCGGTAACCCATTTTTAACAGGATACACCCCAATTAAAAATGCAGCTAATAATACCATCGGTATTTGGCATGTTGGATATAAGGTTAATGTTGATAATTTGAAATCTATTGTTGATAACAGCAAAGTGTTGACACAAGGATTTATTTCTATTACAGACAATAAAGGAAAAATACGATTTCATTCTTCACACATAAATGAAGAAGCTATTGCTGCACATTTAAAAGATGCTGAGAATTGGAAAGTATCCGAAAAAGAGTTTGCCGCCTGGGGCTTTACTGTTCATGCTGCATATTCCAAAGAAGAAGCAAATAATATGATGCGTGGTAGAATAATGCTGATAGTAATTACTGGTATTACTGCTTGCTTTTTACTCATAAGTCTTGTGATAGTTATGCTTAACAGGCTTGTTTTGGTTCCTCTTGGTGGCGAACCTAAAAAAGCTGTTGACATAGCAACAGTTATTGCTAATGGTGATTTACGTACACCTGTTAATTTAGATGGTGCTAAAGATGGTAGTGTTATATGTGCATTAAGTAGTATGCAAGAAGGACTACGCACAATAGTCAAAAACATAAATGAAAGTGCTGACACCTTGGAAACGTCTTCTATAGGATTAGTTGATACTGCTAAACGAGTATCTGTCAGTGTTGAACAACAAAATGATTCTACATCATCTATTGCCGCAACCTTAGAAGAAATAACGGTAAGCATTAAACAGGTAACCGATAATGCTCAAGACTCTAGCACATTAGCAGAACGGACGGGACAAATGTCGTTAGAATGCACGGAAGCGGTCAATAACACGGTTACCGAATTGAAAACTAGTTCAATTGCAGTAAATAAAGCTGCTGATATGATTGAAGAATTAGCTAATAGCTCGAAACAGATTTCTGAAATAGTCAACGTGATTAAGGATATCGCAGGTCAGACAAAGCTATTAGCACTAAATGCTGCAATTGAGGCTGCTAGAGCTGGAGATCAAGGACGTGGATTTGCAGTTGTGGCTGATGAGGTACGCAAATTAGCTGAAAGAACAGCTATATCAACTCAAGAAATTGCAGTTATGATCGAAGCAATTCAAAAATCAACGGCAGCTGCCGTTGTTGGTATCAAGGATAGTGCCAGTCAAGTTAATAATTGTGTATCACATGCAAGTATTGCAGGCGAAAGCATGCAGAAAATATACGGTGAAACAGTTAAAGTGATTGACACTATTAGTGAAATTTCAAATGCTCTTAAAGAACAGAGTTCTTCTAGTGAACAGATAGCCGCAAGTGTTGAAATGCTCGCAAATTTGAATGAAGAAAATAGTGCCGGTGTTAATGAGGTGTACAATGGCGCAAACACTTTGCAATCATTATCAGTGAAGCTTAAAGAAACCGTGAGCATTTTCAAAGTATAACAATTTCAATTTTAGTTTACAACTCGTTTCGCTTATGATATAATGATCTATCATTGAATAGAGCGAAATAGTTATGAGAGTTTTTTGCGATTTAGAGGAAACATTGATCACAAACTGGCACGATGCCATTCTCACTAATGTGAGTAGGGTATCTGGCTGGATCACTGAGCATAACGTCACAGAAATCGAAATCTTTTCATTTGCCTGTTGGAATGAAGCAGATAGAGATTATTTCAATACCACGATGAAAGAAATGATCGAGCGTGCATTCAAGATCAAAGTAACAAGAGTTTGGACAGTGGAAGAAATTCGCAGAATCGTATTGCTACATTTATGTGCACAATTCGATGTACGTGAATTTATATCAGTATGGGGCAAAAAACGAGCATTTATAGAATTTTGTGATGCTACGTTTAAAGATGAAGTATGTGTTCTTTTAGATGATTGTGTGCCCAATATCACAACAATTAACCATGATAAAAACCTTAAAGTTGAATGTGTTAAGGTTGCATGGCAAAAACCATTACGATCGCTAAAGGAATAATATGAAACCAGAAGATGCAATAAAATTGAGTGATATTGAACTTCACGATATTATCACACAGAAAATTCTTAAGGATAATCCACGATTGCGATTAGGTGATAGTTTAAAATATCCAGTTGCCATAGCAAAAAATGGCAAGCTTCTTAAGGATTTTGAAAATCCTGAAGCTATCACTGATGAAATGACCGTTACGGCTGTCTGCAGAAAAATCAATTTAGCAGATATTGGTACTGATAAATCATTCATTGATACCACCCTCAGTGATTATCTACATCCATATGTTACATTATTTCATAATAGAGAAATATTAGCTAGCATTGCTGGTAAGTTAGGTCAAACTGTTGAACAAACAATCATCAATCCGACTACCTATATTGCTGAAACCCAAATGGTTGAAGTGACACAACAAATGATAGACAAGTTTTCAACTATCATTTACCGATATGGTATGTCAGACCACCGTATCGACGATCTCAAACAATAAAGGAATAAAATGTCAGAATTAAATATCGAATTCGTGGAGTGTGTGGACCAGATTATGGAAATGGGATATGATATCTCACCACGTGGATTAAAATGTAAGGAACTGTTAGGGTATCAACTTCGTATCAGCAATCCGAGAGATCGTATTGTCACATTGCCTAGTCGTGATTTGAAGTTTCGGTATCTATTAGCAGAATTGTTTTGGTATATGTCGGGTGATCCTCAGTCTGCAACAATTGCCAGGTATGCACCGTTTTGGAAACAAATTGCCGCTGATGATGGTTCTGTTAATTCAAATTACGGTTATCGGTTGCTAGGTTATGCCCCAGCCACACTTATTCCATATAATCAATGGGAAAAAGTAAAGCGAGCATTAGTTGCAGATAGAGATACCCGTCAAGCAATGATGCATATCAATTTACCATATGACTATACGCGATCAACTAAAGATGTACCATGTACTTTGAATCTTCAGTGGTTTATTCGTGAAAGCAAGTTGGTATTGATCGTTACAATGAGATCGAATGATATCATCCTAGGTTTTTGCAATGATGTTTTTCAATTCACAATGCTTCAAGAAATGATGTTATGTGAACTTAAGCAGATTGAATTGTTTAGTGATCTAACTCTCGGTGAATACATCCATGAATCACATTCAATGCACTTGTATGATACACATTATGACATGGCTAAAAAATGCATCCATGAAGACCCGATGGCAAATGAGATCATTATGCAAGAAATGGTTTATAACGATATTATTCGTCAACAGTTAATAGCGTATGAGAAAGTATGGCGAGAAGATTACAATTGTTCGCCAGCTGACATTAGACAACCACTTCAGTATTATCGTCTTCCAAATTATTGGAAGAATCTTATTGATGTCTGTTTCGGTTGTGCACCAAGAGAACGGTTATGCAAGTGATCCAACAATGGTAGCAGTTCCAGTATAAGCAACAGAAAAGGTTACCGTGATATTGTTAGCATCAATTATGCTTAAAGCTGATGGCATAATTGGTGTTAACGTGCTGCTTACATAAACCATAAAGCTATACGTAATATTTGTAGTGTTTAAATTATGGTTAATATTCCATGTAGTAGAGGCAGTGCTTTGTTGATAAGCATAACTCAAAGTATTGCCACCTGAAGCGGCTAATGATAAATTAGTCCAAGAACTTCCGTTATAGACATAAAGTCCAGCTGCAGTTCCCGTTTTATAGAATAGTTCAGCGATATTAGCAGTTGTAGCCGGTAATGTTGTACCAGTTGCAACCGTCATATTGACGATATCTGAACCTTCAGCTAATTCTAAATTGCCATATGATTTCATAGTCTTCAGTATCAAAAGATGTTAATAACAATATTTATGAAAAAGGCTCACAATGGTGTTTGAAAAAGAAATTCTTGCGGCGTATGATAGATTAAAGTTCAAGCCGCGTGATAATCAACCAGACTCAATAGATGAAATATTGCAAGCATTTATCGTAGATGAGATAAGAGACACTATTTTGTGCGCACCTACAGGATCAGGTAAGTCAATTATTGCAGCCGTGGTAGCTGAGGCATTACGTGAATTAGTTGGTAGTTATCTTCCTAATATTAGACCAATACCTTCTAATACCTCTCAGATTTTTATGGGTACTAATGCTTTGGTGCATCAATATTGGGACACCTTTGATGGTCATCCAGATATTCTGCTTCTAAAAGGTGCTAACAACTACGAGTGTGAAGTGTTTGAAGCAACAGCGGAAGCTTGTGCCTTTCAAGCACTGAAAGATAATCCTGAGTTATCTGATTTAATGAGCAAGTGTCACAGGTGTGTATTCAAAAAATCGCGCAATGCGATGAATAGCACTAAGCACGTTATCACCAATTATTCTTACCATTTCGTAGAACGTCTTTATAGTCAACATTTTGAGCCTAGACTTTTATCAGTTTATGATGAAGCCCACACATTAAATGATCTATTCGTAGATCATTGCGCAATTCATATGTCTGAAAAGAAGATGCTATCATATGCCACCGAAGTTGCAGATTCTTTACGTATGGGTAATGCTGCTCACTTCCATCTTTTTAAGAAGGTCAGTGAACATCTCAAGAATGGTAAACTTAATGAGCGGACATACAGTACATATCTGCAGGAATTGCTTACAGCTTATGAGGATATTGGCACAGCATTTGAGCACGAAGCGGCATATGCTTTGAAAATGCGCTCTATTGGTCAATATCGCAAAATGGTAGGTCTCGCTAGAAAGTATAAGGGTTTAGGTTGTAAGATCGACGACTTCATTATCTATGGTTACGACCATATTGTTGATTACAACACTGAGCAAAAGGATTTGACTATTAAACCTATTTTTGCATTTGATATGTTTGATAAGTTGCGTAATAGTAACTTCAATCTGTTTATGAGTGCAACAGTTGATGATGCATATTTGATAAAGACTCTCGATCTTGATAAATCGAAAGTCAAATTTATCAAATTAGCACCGGTATTTGCTCCTGAGAATAAGAAGGTCATCTTCTTTAATCCTATTCATCTCAGTGCAGCAACAATGAAGGACCCAGCTACAACAAAGAAATTATTGGAGAATGTGAAGTCAATTGCTAATAAACACAATACAGAAAATGGTATTATTCTTGCACCAAGTTTTGCATTAGTTGAACAGATTGCTGAAAGTTTAAGAAAAACGGTCAAGTCTTTGAAAGTTTATGAGCATAAGCGTGGCGAGAAATTAGTAGAAATATTAGAGAAATTTAAACAGACTACAGTTCCATCTGTTCTTATTTCACCTAGCATTTATGAAGGTATCGATCTTAAAGATGACCAAGCACGTTGGAATATTATGGTGAAAGCACCATTTCCATCATTAGGTGATAAGCGTATTAAACGAATTTTGGATAAGTACCCTGATATCTTCAGCTTGATTACGATTCACAAACTCGTGCAGGGTGCAGGTAGAGCAGTTAGAAGTAAATCAGATCATGCCGTTACTTATATTCTCGACACAAATGCAAAAAGGTTGTTTATGTCAACTGAGAATATTTGGAAGAATGAATTCAGTATCAATTTTCAGAATATGTAAAGGGACATTATGTTGAAATTACAGGCACTAACACTACAAGCAATTGAAACACTTTATCCTGATGAAATTATAAAGATAGATGAGTTTATAGCCACTGGTAAATTTTACGCGGATGACCCAGAATTACCGGCAAGATCACCACAGAAAAAAGCTGAAGATTATCTATTTGGTAAGGTGGGTGAAATCTTAACTAAACATTTCACCAGACTAATTCAGCATAATGATATGTTTCACGACTTGACGGGATGCCGCATTGTTGATGATATCAAACTTGAAGGAACAATTGAGGTAAAGGTATTAAAAGAACCGTCAATTGAGCAAGCAAGATTAGCATTTGATAGACATATTCGTAATACCTGTTATCCAACGAAACCTGCAGATTTCTTTATTTTCTGGTACTGTGATAGAGTGAAAGAGATTTTTTACCCTTATATGGTTGCAAATCGCGGGTTTGGTAGTGTATTGGAGCCAATCAAATATTACTCAATTTAACTGTTTACATTCAGTTGAAAACGTGTTATAATCTATCTATCAACTATTAGAAAGCTATACTCGAATGACGCAAGAAATTAAACATTGGATTTTTGAAGGGATAGATAGACTTGGAAAAGATTCCCTTATTAGCAATATTCAAAACTATAATGGCTTCTATCAAGTAGTTCATTATTCAAAACCGATACCATTAGCTCAATATGATGGTTCTCTTTATGAATATCAACGTAGTTCATTTGGTACTGGGTTTGATATTCTTAACTCTAGTGCACGTACTATCTTTAACCGTTTTCATTTGGGCGAATTTGTCTACGCACCACTTTATCGGGACTATTCAGGTGAGTATATTTTCGAATTAGAGTGTGAATATTCTGCAAGAGAAATGTCAGATACTAGATTGATTCTATTGACAACCTCTAATTTCAGTATTTTGAAGGATGATGGATTAAGTTTTGATTTTAATCGAAAAGAAGAAGAACAAGATCGATTTATTGAAGCCTATGCACGATCTGCATTTCCTGATAAAAGAATTATTGATGTATATGATCAGGTGAATAATTGCTACAAGCATTATGACCGTATCTATGAAGAGGCAACATCATAATGTCTGAGCAAATCGAAGTAACTCAAGATGAATATTTACGTGCATTGTATCGTGCAGGTATAGAAGAAGGATTACGTAAAGCAGATGATTTTAAAGCCCGTATTAATACTGAGTATGGTATTAGCATACTCGCAGATTACACATTAGATACATTCACCGAAATAAAAGCTGCACTTGACGAAGCATTCACTATAAAGGAACCGAGATGACTGATAATACCCAACGAGTACATGCCTGCCAAGAACAAATTGATGCAGACGATTACACTTTCACTCACGATGACAGTTCTCTGAATTTGTTCACAAAAGAAGCACTAGGCAAGTTCAGTTGGTTTAGCGGTTGGGACCTTGCTGCTCTTCTTCGTTATGCAGTAGTTGCACAGGTTGTTACAGATTTGCGCACTGATATTGAAAAGCCAGTTCGTATTTTGGATGTAGGTTGCAGTCGTGCAACCTTTTATACGTTCTGGATGACAAGCTTTGCAAATCCTGGTCGTCCACGTGTTGATTATGTTGGTCTTGAAGTACAAGAAAACATTGTCAAGGAAGCACAAGAGCTTTATGCTGTTCAAAAAGGTGTTAGTAAGTGTACTGTTCACCATTGGGATGCAATGAGGCGGCCGATTACCGAACTCAATCAAGAATTTGATTTGATCATTATGCAAGAAGTTCTTGAGCACGTAGGTATTCCGGTTGTTCAGCAACTTCTTGCTGATGCTCAAAAATGTCTTGCTCCTGGTGGAACAATCGTTGTATCTTCTCCAAACCCGAAGAAGCACGAAGGTGAAGAATTCATCTGGGAAGGTAGCCATGTCTATGAGTTTGCTCATTATGAAATGATGAAAGAACTCGATGATGCAGGTTTTGCGCCTATCGATATTAAAGGCTGGTTGGGTAAAGCACGGTACCTCAAGCCACGATTTGATGATACACAAATGGCGTTTTATGAAGAAATGCGCTCAGTATCTTCTGGCTTTGCTTCTGCTGTTATGGCTCTTGTCAACCCAATGATCTCAATGTGCTATACCATTGTAGCAAAACGTCCTGATGAAATCAAACCTAAGCTTCGCGAAAAGTTCAAGGAAAAGTTCGCTAAGTATTATGTTGATCTTCGCACTGGCGACAAAGTTGTGTCTGAAAAGAAAAATCTGCTTGACTTTTAACGGAGAGAGATATGTCTTTACTAGTGGTATGTGATCCTGTTCCTGAAGAAAAAAATCCAACAAATACTTTTAGGTTTGTTGTATCACAAATGAGTGGTGATGCTGATGCATGGGCGAAAGAAGAATTTGACATTTCAATTGCAGAAGAAGCCCTAGCATTTACATTACTGCTACGAGCTATCAGTGAAGCGCAATCAAGTGGATACAATAGGAAGTCTTCAGAGGTATATGATGAAATATCAAAAACTCTTTCTGAAGAAACGATTATACTTGCCTGTGGAAACACAGATGTGCTAGATCAAATTGCACAAATCTGTGGTTATGATGTCACGTATGAAGGCTATCCGTCATCACTAGACAGTTATGATATTTTCTGGTTCAATAAAGATGGTATTAAGCACCATGTTGAATTTGTGAAATAATTATGACAGCTGAAATAAGTGAAGAGTTGTATCAAGAGTTGAAGAAACTCAGTGAAGATTACAAAATTCCAGTAATCACGAATACACAACAATACAAACCTGGCGATTTTACGGTCTGGCTTTTTAAAGATAAAGCGGATTTTGAGATAACACGTGACGTAAAAGTGTCTGTATTAAAGGAAAGAAAATGAACGTTGATATTTTTGCTAGACCTGTGAAATTCCATATTCAGGGTAGTTACACCACAGGTAAAAATCTCAGTGTTGGAATAGGATGTATCATTAAAGGTGAAGATAATCATTTTGGTGATAATGTCACTATCGGTCCGTACTGTGTAATCGAAAATGTTCTAATTGGTGATAACACAGAAATTCTACCATTTTCGTATCTATCTAATACCAAAATTGGTGATCATTGTGTAATTGGACCGTATGGACGCACCAGGGATGATGTCACAATTGGTGACAATGTAGTAATAGGTAATTTTGTTGAAATAAAGAAAAGTTATATCGGTGATGGTACCCACGCAAAGCATCTAACCTATATAGGTGATGCAAATATCGGCAAAAATGTCAATTTTGGATGTGGGACCGTTACTTGCAACTATGATGGTAAAAATAAAAATCTAACAACCATTAAAGATGGTGCATTTATCGGATCAGGTACTATGCTTATTGCGCCAGTTGTAATTGGTGAAAATGCAATGACAGCTGCTGGCTCTGCAATTAATGCTGATGTTCCTGATGGTAATTTAGCGATAGCAAGAGCGCAGCAAGTCAATAAAGCGACATCAAAAAATAAATTCATTTATGAACTGAGTCTAAAAGTACCAGCAAATAGAGAAGATGCAGCAAGATTGCTATCTATTATTGGACCAATGCTATTCACAAACTCAGTTAAGACAAACAGTTTATATCTATTGCTGTTAGATGATGATAAGATAGAAACTGTCTTTTCAAGAACGTCAACACCATGGAAGTTTTGGTTTAAAAATCTTGAGGATGCTAAAAAAGCAGAAGCCTCATATAACGGTTGGTTCAGCAATGTAAATGTTTTGTAAATATGATATACTTTGCTGTGTAATTGTGTTATAATGCAATTTATATCTATTAGTGAGTTGCTATGAGATCAAAAAGAGGGTATGGAGTTGAAGTTGCAGTTTTACTCAAAGAATATAAGATGTTGACGAGTGAAATTACGCATTACATCATTCAAGAAGTATGTCTAAGACAAGGTGATGCATCAATTCCAAAATCACAAACTAGAATAGATGCTGAAAAAAGGCAAGAAGATATTGTTGCCATACTCAATGAAATAACAGATGGTAAAGATATAGATCAAGTTTTAAATCGTGTAGCTAGTTAATATCATCCCGTAATACCGGCACTTTGGTGCAGTTTGGCGATCTTTTTTCGAAAAAAGTGAAATGATTAGGAGTTTCAATGTCTAACTTGAGAGTTGCAGTAATTAAAATTGGTGCACGTATTGCATACAATGCGAATGACACCAGTGGTGGTGCAGGTGAAGCACGAAGTCTTTGTGATGTATTAGCTCAAGGTGGTGCTGATGTTCATGTCTATACAAAAGTTTTAAAGAAGGACGTTCAACCTGCATACCTAACATTTCACAATATCGAAGATGACCATGATAATATGAGTGTAAACGATGTTTTGCTTATCATTAATGGTAATCAAAACTTTTTCGGTGGTGCAGAAGACCCAGTAGGTATGTTAAATTACCAAATGATTCAAACATTTCCTGGTCCTGTCATCTACATGTACTGTGATCCAGCTCTATGTTTATCTCAGATTGCTGGTAGTGTTGAACGAAAAGACTGGGGTGCCAAGTGGGATATCACGAAGTACAATATCACACGTACTGATATTGATGTGATCTGTCAATCTTACAATGTTGCAAAAATTCTCAGTGTGCAGAATGAAGGTAAAAATACCGTTAAGGTAAGAACAGTTGTCAATTACCCATTTGACCGTTTTCCACTTTTAAAGCAGCGTAGACCATTTGCACTAACCGAACCTGTTTGGGACCTCTCATATGGTGGTACTATGCGTGGTGGTAAACGTGAAAAGAAATTGGTTGACTACTATTTTGGTCATGATGAAGATATCAAAGTAGAAGTGTTTGGTAAAATTGAAGAAGAAAAATTTAATCCTAAAAAGATTTCTTCACTACGTCCTCCTGTGTTTAGTCCAGCAGTAGCGTATAACAAAATGATTGATAAAATGGCAGAAGCGGTTTCTCATGTTGTTATTGGTGATGAGCATTACCCCATTTTTGATATTATGTCACAACGTAGTTACGAATCTATTCTAGCCGGATGTGTGACATTTATCGATAGTGAATTGGATCCAAAATTGCGCATGTATGGCAAGGATAAAGAACTCGCAGATTTTCTCTATGTGAATAACAGACAAGAGGTTGCTGATCGTATTCGTGCAGTTAGAGATGACAATGTTGCACGTAAAGAAATTGTCGATAGTAGCTATAATGTTTTGGACTGGGATAAACAAATGTACTGCGAAATGTTGGTAGAAACGATAGTGTCGGTAATCACACTTTCTGCTGACCATAAATAACATTACCCCGTTATTCACAAAGGAAATCAAATGAAACTAGTAATCTTTGCAGGTGGTCGTGGTAGTGTTAATCTCCAAAATGGTATTAATGCAGTATATGGTGATACAGTAGATACTACTGTTGTTATCTGTGCTATGGACAATGGTCTAAGCACAGGACAGTGTCGTCAAATCTATCAAGGTCAATTGCTAGGGCCGTCTGATTTGAGAAAAAATCAGATGCTTAAGCACAAATTTACTAACCCAAAAAGTACAAAACTTTATGATTTCCTGAATGTCCGTTTTGATGCAGATAATCATCAAGCTGAAAAAGTATTTGCTGAGTTTTTAGATAATTATAAGGATGAAATTGCTCCTGGTACTGTAAAATTATTTGAAGATGCAGCAGAGAATTTCTTTGCGCAACCAATGTCACGTGTTATCACTTATGATGATTTCTCAATATCAAATCTGATTTATGCTGGTATCGCCGGGCTTAATGGTAATTCGTTGAGTGCTGCTGGCAAGATTATGGCTAAGCATCTTGGTATTTCTGAAGATTCCGTTTTGATTGCTTCTGATACGCCAGCATATATCAATGCAGTGACATCATCCGGTGTAGTGTTATCAGATGAGGTTGATATTGATGAATGGGATAATCGAGATGATCGCATAACCGATCTGTATTTTACAGACCCACACGGTAAAAAGATTACTCCACCTGGAATAAATGCAGACACTCATAATGCAATTATGGGAGCCGAGGTTGTTATCTTTTCGGCAGGTACACAGTGGACATCACTTATTCCAACATATATGATGCTAGGTGTTAAAGATGCACTAAGGTTATCAAAAGCATCTAAGTATCTAATTATGAATAATGAGAATGATCTTGATACCGTTGGATATAGTGCAAGTGATATTCAGAATCTTCTCAATCGCTGGTTACCTATGCAGTCAATCACCACAATATTTAACACCAATGCTGCTACATTAATGTGTGAAATTGAAAGAGATGTCACATTTGAAAAATACATAAACGTTGAATTGTCAGAAAAGCGTGAGCGTTCACATCGCGGTGTATCTCTAATTTCTACAATTATGAAAGATTATTTCTCAGAGTATATTGACAACATTCACGGTCTAATGTTAGATTATGATGACACTATAGTAGGTCGCAACAACACATATGCAAAAGAATCAGAAATGAATAAGCGTTTACTTGTTCGCGCAAGTTTAAAGTTTAGATCATTTTTGACTATTATCACCGGAAATAGTATTCGTTCAATTGAACCCTTTGCTGACAATCTAACGGTGTATGCAGACTGCGGTCTAAATGAATATGTTGCATCACGTAAACTATCTGATAATTACGAACCATCATTGCGATTTGTAAAGAAGGGTAGTGTTGCAGACGATCAATTGCTTAGTAATGAAGAAGTTGAATTGGTCAAGACTATTATCGCAGACTGTGGAATAGATATGTCTAAGGTCACAAATAAGGCTAATGCTTCCATTGCTATTAAACCGATTATTCCTGAATATCGTGAAGCTATTACTCAACTACTTCAAATTATGTGTGTTGAAAATGGTTTTGATGGAATGATTATGCCAGCCGGTAAAACAACCATTGAAATCAGCAAATTCGGTAATAAAACTTTTGCCGTAAATAAGCATTTAAATTACTGTGATTCAGATTTCAATAATATTTCTGCTACACTGCCTGTCAAAGTCATTTATATCGGTGATGAAGGATTTGAAGGTAATGATAAATGCATTATGGAAATTGCAGAAAAATTTGATAATCGTTTGAAGTTTTTACCTGTAAATAATCCACGGGATACACTGATTTACTTGGCGACATTGTTGGAAACGACAATTAATGGTTTAGCTATTGCAAGTATTACTTTTTAAGGAGTTTGCAATGGACTTAATAATCGTTGCAGCAGGTAATGGCAGCCGTTTCACGGATGAAAATGGAACAATCAAACCATTGGCGGAGGTCAATGGTGTTCCAAACATTTTCAATACAGTGATGACAATAGGTCATCATTTTGATCGTATTATCATAACAATTAATCAAAAACATGAAGATCTTTTTGCAAATGCGCTTGCTAGAATGTTTGATCAATATCCAGATGATCAAGCAATTAGTATTGCAGAGAATCTCGATAAAATCGTTATTCACCCCATTACAACAGGGTTAGGTTCTGGTCATGCCGTAATGGAATCATTAGACAGTTTGAAAAGACGGTCATTGTCAGAATCAAAATCTAATAAAAACGTTATTGTTACATGGGGTGATGCTGTATTCCATAATGACGGAATCATTAAAGAATTAACTCAGTATGATCCTGTAGCTATGGTGTTACCGGTAGCAAAAGAAATTAACCCATATTTAGGTGTTATTTTAGATGAAAATTGCAAATGTTATGGTATAGAATTTAATGTTGAAGGTGAAGGATACCATGATCAATCGGTTTTTATGCTTAACATTAAAAGAATGAGTGATATTTTAGCAAAATATCATGAGCTTACGTGGTATGGTAAATGCTATGATTCTAGTAATGGTGAATTCGGTTTCCTTTTTATTCTTAAATACATGGCAGAAAATATGATTTATGCTTCTGCGTTTGAAACCAGATTTCCAACTCGATCTTATAACAATACTGCTGAATTAGAAAAAATTCGTAAAGAATTGTTTAATATTACCGAGGTGAAGAAACAGCTTGATAAGTTGGGAAAACCTAAAAGAACATTTACTGCAACTGAAATTATCAATCATATCAATGAATTGGACAATAATGGAATATAATTTACAGCCTTTACGAGAACAAGTTAATAAGATTCTCGAGTTGTTATCCCTCAATTGCAGTATGGCGCATGATGAATGGATGAAAGGTGATATTGCAAAAGGAGCATACTACTATTGTCAGCAACGATTAGATGATGCAGGGATTATTATGCAATCAACCGATGATAAATTAGATGGTGCAAAAGCATATCGTGCGGCATCAATGTTTATTATTGATCTTCGAGCAGTTATTAAAGATAAGCCCGATCAAAAACACTTACTGGAAAATTATATTCAGTTTTTTAGAGAGTGTGGATTCAATGGAACACATCCACACTTTAACGTGCCTATTGAATAAACTTCATTCTTGTGTTTGTATCAGTGAAAAGTGGTCGGCGACGCTATATATAAAATTATAGTACATCTCCGCGTACCACATTTCAACTGGTACAGACACCGCCTCTTGCAAAGCGAATTTGCCTGTTTTGTAATTATTAAAATCAAATCCAAATTTTGTCTTAAAAGAATCTATATTGATGCTTCTAACTTTGTTAGCAATGTATTTTCTGGTATTGAGCGTGGTGAAAGCGGCATTAAGTTGATAGCTTGTAATCTCGTGAATGTAATATTCGAAGTCGATCTAAGGTGTTACAGGTTTGCACATCCTAATATACTCTCGATAATGTCCTAAGAAGAGTTATAGATAGACGTTAAACATCCAGAATGAGAAAGACATTTCTCACTCCTTCATTTACACGTTGATTACTGTTAATGAAGAGATATAGCCGTCGGCTTTCAATTTAAGATGTATTTAAATTGATAGATCGCCGTTGTAGATAAAAGCCGGTAAACAGCCACCTGGACGGCAGCGTGAATTTGCGCTCTACAAGTAATCAAACGTTAAAGCATAACGGGACGGTCAGTAGAGGCTTTGTGACGTGAAGAATTCAAACGTACATTCCAAATATACAAAATTCATCAATTACTTTCTCGGCGTTATCTGATTTGTCGAGTGAGCGTCAGCGAACGAGCAAATCGATAGCGCCTGCTGCTTGCAGCAAGTTGACAGCTCTATACTAATGACTAATTTGGGTCTGATCCAGAAACACGATGAGATAAGAAGCTATCTCATCGATCTTTTATGAAACTCGTTCGCTGACGCTCACTCGTATTCATAAAAGATGCTATTTTATTGTATAGTTTTCGTGATCTAAGAAGTATGTCTTAAATACATTGGTTACTAACTCGCCATTCGATTCAGATGTAAAGCTTTTAGCTATATGCTCAATGTCTTCTTGTACTAATGATCGTGCACGAATAGGATTAGTTAATATGTGCACAGGAATTAATTTCGATCCCATTCCCATTTCTACCATGGCGTTACATCTACCACGTCCCTCATGCCCATGAACTCGAATGAATTCCGTTCTATCTTTCACATCACGACCTGGGATTTCTAGAAATGGCGATGCAATCGATCTACCTTTTTCTATTTCTTTTTGCAAATCACGTCCAGCTTCTTCTCGTTGACGTCCGCCAGATGCAGCTAATTTCAAAAAATTCTTTGGTGTCATCATTGCAATAAAACCGAAATAGAAAATATCGGTATTATATGGTGTTTGACCTAACCCATTAATTTGATCAAATACAACTTTACCAACTTTGCAGATGGTGTTTGTATTATGTTCAGACGGTGCACTTAATTTTTCAATTTCGTGCTCTGTGTAATATCTCTCACCCTCCCGTTCTAGCATAATTCGAGAATTTATATTGAGAAGTTCTTGTAGTATTTTCATTTTCCAGTTTTATCTTCAGTAGAATTAAATTTGGCCTTGACATATGATGACCAACCAGATGTACCACCAACATAAGCTAAATATAAACCAAAAATATCAAATGTTAGTTTGTCAATGCCTGTCAATGTAACGATAACCCATGATGAAATAACTATACCAAATAAATGGCCTAGTTTAGTTGTTGATAATTTACCGGTTGTTGGTTCAATTATCAAATCTACCCAGTCTAATGCATCATCTATTCTTTTTGATGCCTTAAACCATAAATACAGTGCTAGTAAAAATATTACTAGAATGAATGTGATGTGTGGTGTAAATTGAAAAGAAGCAAAAGCATTTTTCAACATATTTAAAAAAGTTTCCATGATCACTCCGGTATTGTTGTTATAGTTTATTTATCAAACATTGTTTACTTTTCATACAAATGATGTTATAATTTCAATTATTGAAAAGGAATATATGAATTCACCAATTAGTGAAATGCTTGATGATGTTAATCAACACTTAATGTTATTACCATTTGATGTTCAATTACAGATTGTATCACGTATGGCGATACTAAAAGCTGTAATTTTTGATTTTAGTGTTAAGCGTGTTTGCAGATTGGCGTTAGATTTTATATTTGCTACGACCTTATTAATATTAGGGTTTAGTGAGTCAATTGAATATGGAATTATTGCTTTAATTGTATCACTAGGTTTTTTGAGAAGTGACATTAACACAATTAAACAACTATCAGTAGCTCGAGTTATTTCATTCACAATAGAATTCGTTAGAATTTTAAGACTAACAAAATGTGGTGACAACCACATTAAATCAATACTAATGGACCTTGCTGCAAAAAAACAAGGTCCATTTGCTGAAATTATCAGCGTTGTTATCAAAGGAATGGATAAGTACGATTAACCGCCAGCAGGACCTTCTAATTCAGCAGCAATTAATTCTTCTTGACAGTCTAAAACTTTCTTTGATTTGCGGTATTTTAAAATAATTGCAAGTGCTCTATTACAAATATATTCATCACCGTAAACATCAGATGACAATGTTTCACAATTCAATATCACCAGTCCCATCATTTCTTTTATAACCGTTTTTGTAACATAGAAAGTTTTACATTTCTTAAGGTATTTTGCAATGTGTCGTAAACTTTCAATCTTACACAAATTGAAGTAAACATCACCACCAATAATTGGTGTAATATGTTCTAATGATGTGAGATTAAAATTCTCACCAACGTTATAAGTACCATTAACTTCTTTAGGCGAAAATTCTAGTGATCTTAAATCACAGTTTGATCCATCCATTTCACCATTAACAATATCAATGATACCTTCCATAGATTTCAATTTTACATTGCGTGAAAAGTCGAAACCTCCGGCTAATTGTTTAAGTGGGCTTTTTAGCATTGTTAATAAATTGTAACTACAGCTATAATCACCGCCGACATTAGTTGGTCCATAACTAAGTGATTGAAGTCTGTTGTTTGAACAATTAAAATTACCATCGATTATTTGTGGTACACCCTTAAGTGATTTTAATCCACACTTATTAATGATGAAAGTGCCTGTTACTTCGGTAAAAACAACAGGTAAATATTCAATATGAGCATTCTCAAATTTAACATTACCATTAACACGTACAGTTAATGATCCATCTATCTCAGTTATAACAAAATCTTTGATATGATGTTTTGTCAACCATGTTTCAATTTCAACTGCAGACTTGAGCAGAATGGGTTTACCTTCTACTAAAAAATCCATGAATTTCATTTTATTTCCCTTATAATTTTGCATATTCTGACAAATCTGCGTCTATTAATTCACGTTGACACTCTACGACATTCTGCCGATCGAATTTCTTACCAATATATTTTAATACTATTTTTGCCCATACTGACTTATTGGGTATAGCTGCATTCATTTCGTCATCTAGCACTTTAAGCTGTTTAAGCTGCTTTAGCATCAACAATCCTAGAACCTCACGTTTAATAAATTTCGGAGATATATACAGATTTTCCAAATTTGGGCATTTTATGTGAATATTGTGCAGTGATGTTACTCGCGGATTGTAGCATATAGATAACAGGCTAGCCTCTTTACTCTGTAAAAACTCTAAACCATCAATATTGGTATTTGTGATATAGAAACTAGCACACCTATTAAGTTTTTCAATACCTTTTAGAGATGTTAAATTTTTATTATCGCTAATAGAAAAAGATGAACATTCCTCTGGGGTATAATCTAATGACGTTATGCTAGTATTGTTAGCATTAAACGCACCATTAACAATTCTTGGACAACCGCGAAGACTTTTCAGTTTTTTATTGCTACTAATATCAAATCTACCTGTCACGTTGCCAAATTGGATAGGAAGTTCTGTTAAATCACAGTTACTCAGATTGATATTGTCGGCGACATCAACTACTCCATTATCGTGAATAGTGATACTATTGGATCGTATAAAATTCACATACAGAAAGTTATGAATCTTGCTTTTATCCGTCAATAACGGTTTAACGGCTTCTTGGAGATAATGTGAAAATTTCATAATACTCATTTACCTAGTGTGAATTAATATTTATATTTATAATCATACTGTCGCACTGTTTACTTTCATAAAGCGATATGATAAAATGTTCTTGTTATATTTATATCTTATACTATAAAAGGAATAGAAATGAGTTATCAAATATGTTTGATTGTGCGTGAATCGAATCAAATGTGCCAAACTACGATCATCGGTTTTGAAAGTTATGTGCAGGCAGATTCAGCATTTAACACTCTATTAGAAGATATGGAAAAATTTAAACGGATTAATTTCGGTTTTAATTATTTACTATCACGACTGTTTTGAACATCCGGAAAGGTTTATTTATGACGGTTGATTGTCAGTGTTTTAAACATGGTCGGTGTCTGCATCGAACTGCCCCTAGAACAGTATTGGGGTCATCGAAATGCATTTTGTCGAGTAATCCGGATTCTCGTATTTCTAGTTGTGCCTTATATCAAAAGGCAGATGGTGAAGTTGCAACATTCACTGAGCAAATTGACTACAATGTAACAGGGTTTGGACAAAGTGTTGATTATGCTTTTAAACTTCCACCAAATTTATTCACTGATAGCACATACATATTTTCAAAGAAGGCTACAATAACAGGCATAGAACCGCAGGATGCTTTGATTACGAAATTGGAAAATGAGCGTGACCAACTTTTAAAAGAACAGTTGGAGCTTTTAGTCGTGTTAAAGGCAACTAAAGATGCATTAAAATTTGCTGGTATTATCTGTGATGCCGTGCCATCAAAACTACATTTAAATGAAAATGAATCACTGTCATATATCGGTAAATTAGTTAATCAGGCTGAAGGTTGTTATGGTGGTTATGCTATTATTCGTGATGCAGAAGAAATGAAAGTAGATGAAACGTCATTAGATGTATATTGTAATAAGCAGAAACAGATGTATGCAGACCGGGTATATCGATATAGTAAAGCGAATGGTGCTGCACTTACCTGCATTGAATTAAAAGCGGTACTTAACAAATTTTTATAACAGGATAATACTTATGGCATATGTAAAATGGTTTATTTATCAGATTGTTTTAGCTGCTGCATTCTGGTATGGTTTTTTCGGTAACATCAATGGTGCAATCAATTTAGTGCTGTTTATTAGTTGGTTCAGATTGATAGTATCATTACTTTTGATATCTGAAGACACACGAACAAAGATTGCTGTTGATGGAAAAATTGGATACCCAATTTTTCCTCAATTGTCGTTTATGATTAGCGTATCGTACGTGCTAGTTCTTGTTTGGTTCGGCGCATGGTTTACGGGAATAGCATTAGCCATTAGTATTCTGATTATGCGCAATACCTTTAATGAGATTAATATTCTCAGAAAACAGAATGTAAAGGTGATGGGTGAATAAATTACTGTGCTTGGTATATAGCAAAATATTTGCTAAATGGTTGTACAATGATCAAACACGAGAATACGATAAAGTGACTGCTGTCATCAGTTGGCGAACAATGAGAACTGTTTCGAAGTATGACCGCATTATCTGTGTTACTCCTGTCTTCTGGTGGTTTAAATAGCAAGGAACTGATATGACTGAAAAAATTAAGAATGTTGCAGCAGAAGAAGCTGTGCATATTATGTGTAGTTTAGCAGATAATTATACGAATAACTTTATTGTGTTATCTGAACAAATTGTTAGTGCTATTATTTCTGCTGCAAAGTTTGAAATCCTTAATGATATGAAGTTGGATCAAACAGAGTCAACTGTCACTGATACTGTATCTGCACAAGAAGTAAAACCCGTAGAGTTACCAAGTTTATTGGCTCGTGACAACAACGTTTCATATATGGCCCCTGTCACCACTAGAGCACAATTGACAATACCTAATAATATTACCACAGAACTTGTAGTAGCTATGGATTTATCCAAACCTGTGCAATTTGAAAGTGGTTGTAATCAGGCGTATTATTGGGTGTATTCATATAATGGTACATCATATAATTGGACCAAAGAATCAGAACTGTTTAACCTTGTTGATTAATAACGGAGAAATAAATGTCGATTAGAATTACTGCAGATGTAAAAAATATCAAAGTTGACCCACTTCAAAATTTTCAACCATTTAATTTAGATTTAGTAAAGACTGGTGCATTATGTGTTAGCCGGAACGGCGAAATTTTTAAGTTTATTGCTCATATTCCTGAATCAAGAGATGATGAATTTCGTTTAATGATGTTTAGAATGCGTGATTGCGTACCTCGTGCATACATGGACGATGGTAGATATTGTAACGCCGGTATCAGCGAAAATGATCTCAGCATGGCTCCATTGGCCATGATGTCTGATGGCCAATTTATCCATCACGGAACATCATTGATCTATAATCTACCGGTAACCGGTCCTGTGGTGTGCCAAGCAATTTACCCGAATCAGTATATGGCAAGACTTAATAGTTCCTTTAATCCAGCAGGTACTATAGTTGTTACTACTGATATTTTTGTGCCAGGAGTATTCGAATTTAACTCACTATCAATTCTTTGTGCTCCATTAGCCGATATCACAATTTATCAGGCTCCAGCTAAGAAAAAATATCAAGTGCTGCGTAATCGTAAGACCCAAGAATTGACGTTGCTTGAATTCGGTACAAAGTTCGACATCGCTGAATATGAAGTTGTTCGAACGATTAAGAATGACAAAGGTCTGCTCACTATAACTCTTTAAATCTTTTCATATTTTGACATCAATCTGTTTACTTTTATTATCGTTTATGATACTATAATCATATGTACAGCAATTCATCAATTAGGAAATCATAAATGACAAAAGATATCGCACAGACATACCAGGTACTTTCCGAGGTGGAACACATCCGTAAACGTACTGGTATGTATGCCGGTTCAACTTCATTCCAGGATACTGAAGAATGGGTGTTCAATGAAGCAGAAAAGAAAATGGAGCGCCGCACTATTCGTTATATCCCAGCTTTTATCAAGATTTTCTCTGAAATTCTTGACAACGCTATTGACGAATCAAAGCGCGCTGTAGGTATCCTTGATACAATCAAGGTTGAAATTTCCGATACTGGTGAAATCAGTGTGTTTGATAATGGTAGAGGTATTCCTGTTGAAAAACATCCTCAGACCGGTCAATTTGTAGCTGAAACAATCTTCTCAAATCTTCGTGCAGGGTCAAACTTCAATGATGATGATGACCAAGCTTTGATAGGAACGAACGGTGTAGGTTCAACCATTACAAATGTGCTCTCAAGCGAATTTGCTATTGAGAGTTGTGATGGTAAGAAACTTCTACGTATGCACTTTAGTGAAGGTATGACCAAGAGGTCAGAACCAAAAGTAAAGCCTTATGATCGTGCATATACAAAGATTTCATTTACTCCTGACTACAAGTTTTTTGCAATGGATGGAATGGATGCTGATCACAAAGCAAAAATCGCTAAGAAGGTAGTTGATGCTGCAGGATGTAACCCAAAGGTAAAGTTTTACTTCAACGGTGTTCGTATTTACATTGCAACCTTCAAGGATTATGCAAAGTATTATGATCCTGAAGTGATCTATGAGGAAAATGATGAAGGTTGGTCCGTCGCATATGGTGCATCTGACGGTTATGAGCATATCAGCTTCGTAAATTCTGTTGATACGTACAATGGCGGTATGCACTGTGATTACATTATCAACCAAGTGACCGAACGTCTCCGTGAATACTTCAAGAAGAAGAAAAAGGTTGATGTGAAGCCTGGTGATATCCGCGCTCATATGCGTATCTACGTTTCTGCTACGATCAACCGTCCGAAGTTCTCTTCACAAACAAAGGAGAGTATGATCTCTCCTCCTGGTGAATGGAAGACAACGTATAAAGTATCAGACAAGATTATTGCGAAGATCGTCGCTTCTCCGATCATTCAATCAGTTCTTGATCTGATTGAAGCAAAGGAAGAAGCTGCTCGGCGCGCTAAAGAGCGTGAAATGAATAAGGATGTTAAGAAGTTTGATCCACGACGTGTCGAAAAATTCGCTGATGCAAATGAACGACACGAACGTAACAAATGTATTCTCTTCCTTGCTGAAGGTGATTCTGCTGCTAAGACGATTCAATCCTGTGCAGATAAACGTTGGATGGGTGTGTATCCATTGAGAGGCAAACCACTTAATGTTTGTGATGTTGATCCTGATAAAGTTTACAACAATGCAGTTTTTCAGGCATTCATCAAGATCACCGGATTGCAAATCGGTGTACCTATTACTGACATCAAACAACTTCGATTTGGTAGAATCTGTTGTATGACTGACCAAGACCTTGATGGTTTTCACATCACTGGTTTGTTGTTGAATATGATTCGTACTTACTGGCCTGAACTATTGACTATGGGTGTTATTTATCGCTTTCAAACACCATTGCTTAAGGCATTCACGAAGAATGAGACACTTGAATTCTTCAATGAAAGCGTATTTAACGAATGGGAAGCAAAGAATCCAAACGTGAAATACACCAAGAAGTATTACAAAGGTTTGGGTACTAGTACTACGAAGGAATTTACTGAGTATGTTAGCAATCTAGACAAATATTTGGTACCCCTTGTTATTGTTGATGAGCAAGATTTTGATTCGATTGATCTTGCTTTTAACCGTTCACGTGCTGGTGATCGTAAAGTCTGGCTTGATCTTCAAGCTGCATAAAGGATAATGAAATGAACTGTTCACAATGTAAGAGTGAACGTATTATTCAAATCAGCGGCAAATGCGGTGATTTGTTTTCTGCCTGTCAGCTTGACACAAATGTTGGGCATGTTGATGGTATTCCAGATGGGATCGGTCTGTCTTGTGGCAGTGATTACATCCAATTGAAATACTGTCTCGAATGTGGTCAAATACAAAACTGGACGCCGCAGCCAGGTTTAGTGGATACTGATGAATAGTGTACCGTTTAATGCCGTTTTTGTTAATAGTACCTATAAGCTAATTTTTTCGGATGACGCTGATGTGTACGGCATAATGTGATATCAGCAATTAAAATAAAGTGAGGATAAAATGTTAGACAAATTTACTTTCGGTAAGACCCCTGCAGCAATCTACCTGGTTGAGCACTTGAATGTGCGAAGCAACACTAAGGAAATTCGCAAGGTGTCAGCCTTCATCAACAGTGCACGACAGATTTTGACGCAGGCGGTTGATGCTAATGTTGCAGACATTATCACTGTCAAAACATTGTACTTTATTGTTGATGCTTTATCGATGAAGGTAAAGGATATTGATATTGCGCCGCTTGGTATTGATCAGCTCACCTTTAACCTGATGACGAATATTATCATCGGTGAAATCAAGAGCATCAAGCGCCGTGCAACCAAAGTAACACGTATCAATCGTGAACAAGTGCGTATTAAGGATCAGCACCCAAGTAATTCAATCGAGGTGCGTAATGGTGATATGTTCAAGTATGCAACTATTATCAATACCGTTTTTCTTCCTACGGTATCGGTAAATAGTGTATCTGATCCTACAGATATCGATGTGCTGATCGACCGCTCGAAGCGCAAACTTCAACGTCTCGGTAAGCCAGATACTTTGTATTGATTCTTGATCGGTAGACCAATGAAACGTGATAAGAAACGATGCAACAATCTATTCGTAATCATTGGTTGGGTTATGGCCGGCAAAAAGTATGGACATTTAGAATAACACGAACATCACATCGACGATTTTTGAATGCTATGTCAATGAGAAAAAAGTGTATTTTATTCAATAACCCGAGAGTTAGATAATGATACTGCTAGATATAATCAGTTTTATTTGGAGCTACTGGGTATTGATTCTTTTTGCCCTAGCGTGTATTATTGGTCCCTTCATAAAAACCAAGGAAAAATAATGCGCGAATTTGCAGATGTTCACGACAGACGCTGCTGTAAAATACATGGATGCAAATATTGTGCTCCTGATTGTACAGTAGAGTCTGGTCAATATCCTGGTGTTGAATGTGAAATCTGTTTTGATAATTCACAAGACCCTACATTTATTCGTATTAAACAACTTGAAGATGAAAATGCTCAGTTGAAAAAACGAATCGCTGAACTCATTAGAGGTAATTTTCTGTGATATCCTCCATAATTGCATCTTATTACCAGGTATTTGATGGGATACTAACATTTTTGGTATCGATACTGATTATTATGTTCACTTCGGCTATTACCGGTGGTCTTACCTATGGTGTAATTATGTTAGCATTAACGGGTGCTACTCCTATTGCTCGTTTTTATGACCCCAAAATCATAGACTTAATATCTCTACTAAAAATAGACAAAGTAAAGTATTCAATATGGCTTATCATTGCTATCATTTATGCACCATTGTCTATTGCACTAGGATTAGCTTGGTACAATAATATTGAACCAACAAACCGACCTGTTGTGAATATGCCTGTCGCATATGAGCGTTTTAAACTAACAGCATGGACACCGACTAAAACTATCTATGTCACGTTAGTTCACACTGAAACAGGTGTCATATACGATCATCAACCCGTTTCTCGTTATTGTGAAGCGATGATTCCAAATAATATGGGCTCTGAATATACGGTTGCAACACAGCAATGGTATTATACTGATAGTCCTGACAAAAAGTATATTCGATTTTTAAATTTAGCCCGCGATATTTGTTAATACTGGAGAATAAGATGACTACAGAAGTAAAGTTGCCGAAGCAGTTTCGACACTGGTGTCAAAAAGCTGGATTAAAACCTCGTTGTAAAGATAGTCAACAACAACACAACTGGTTCTATCTTGTTGGTCATGGCCGTAACTGGCGAGTAGATTGTAATAATATGTTTGAGGTTGGTGATACTTATGCAGACTTCGATCGATGGGCATTGTGCTGTTCTACAGAAACAGTAATGCCCAAATCACTCAAAGAATTTATGATTATGGTGAAACGGTTATTGGATACTGCTCGTGCTCGTGACACTGACATCAATGATGATCGGTATGAAACTGTTACCTTAGTTTATGGCGAAAACTAAATAGCTGAAAATAAGTTTAGAATCTATGTACCGCTTAATGTGCATATGTTATTATAATAATATCTTGACCACACAATAATGAGGTGCCATTAAGTTATGATACAAGTTATGATACCCATAAAAAATAGAAATTTGTTAGTATAACTCTTTTTTTACTTTAAGGATATTATGATGACTATGCAAGAAGGGGTTAGGCAAAAAACACATTTCGATATTACGAAGCGTGCAGAAAAACATATTACTCTACATAAACGCCATATCCATGTAAAATCTGATTATCTTGGTAGAGATAAAGAAACAATCGAAGCGCTAAAATGGAGTTTAGCCTGCCAACTCTATTTAACCATTGAACAAATTTCAACTATAAGTAAACAGATCGCTGGTAAGCGCAGCGATGATTTTGATTCACGATTTTAAGGACCTGCTGTAATGACGCCTATTCAAGAACGCTCGCAATTGTTATTTACCAACATTTATATAGAGGCATATTACACACAAACCTTATTGTATATTCTTCAACAACATGGAATGTCTGAGTTAAAAACATATCCTAAAAAGTTTAATGATAAGGCGCTCGTGTTAATGTGGAATGATTTTTGGGCTGTGTGATTTATGTGAGGAAATATGGGAGGATTAAAAGGATTATGGGTAGCTGTTGACGGATCAATTTTCACACAGGATGAATTTAAAATAAAAGTTCATACCGGTGAATTATTGGTTCGTCAGGCTATAGCTTTTAATGTAGGAAAAGAAATAGCAGAGCACATCGTTGAATTACATAATGCAGAAATTTTTGGTCCTGTTCTTAATTTAATGCAACAGCGGCTGATCACGGTAAAAGCGGGATTAGAAATATTAGGCGTAGAAGATTTATTACCGGAGATTCATAAGTTGGAGAAATTATGAAAATTTTTTGGATGTCTTGTGCAGAATGTTCTTGTACACAACCTATGCAACCATGTGAAGCCTGTCCAAATTATTCTGCACAGCTTCCTCGTCAATATTCTAAGTAGAGGAAATATGACAAATTATTCTTGGTTTTGTATTAAGGGCATTTTTTATTTGGTCCTGATCGGTTTCGCATTATGGTATCTTAACAGTGGATGGGTTCTACTGTCATTGTTGTTGTTACCAGAGTACCATGAAAATGGTGATGATGAAAAGATAATATCTAAATTTATAAAAGAGTATCATTAACTTATGATTTATGATATAATGAATCAATTGATAAAGGAGTTATAATGAAGCTTATATTTATAGATGAGAATGATGATCCTACAAATCTGAAAGATGTTAATGGTAATATGGACGAGGTCGTTGCAAATTTTAAGGATTTGAAACAGATAATGTCACGATTTGATCGTGGTCCCATGTCCCATTATGTTGAGCTTCTGACTACGGCATACTCTTTGTTAGTTACAAAATATTCACCATTTCAAATCGGCGATGTTGTTGTACTCACAAAAACTCCTGATTTTTCAACATCGCCGGGGTGGGAACATAGTAAACATTTTCTTGTGAAGGGCGCATCTGCAATTGTTCAGCACATTGATGTTAGTGTAAAAGCTAATTGTTTAGTGTTTAGTGTGGCATTTTACAATGAAAGTTATTATGCTACAGCAGGTGGAGAACCAATATTGGTTGAAGCTAATGAGCGTCATACTTTTTGGTTTAGTGACAGTTATTTAGTAAAAGTTTAATTGATGACCTTGGAGTAACTGATGAGCAACTATATAGTTGGATTCACAATACTAGCTTGTTTAATTTGGTTTTTAGTTGTGACATTTAGACCATCTGTACGTTTTATACGTGATGAATTTAATCCATTCCGAAAATACTGTACTCTTTGTGGTCAACAGTATGATGCTTATGAAGTAGCTGCTATTCTTGGTACGACTATTGTCTGGCAACAGCATGGATATGATATCAATGCAGAATGTAAATGTCATAAAGTGTATGAATAACAATAAAAATAGAAAAAAGTTGTTTACTTTCTGTTGATTTAATGATACAATTATCATATGAATAAAACCAAAGGGATAGCAATGGCAAAGCAAGTAGTAGTACCAACCACAAATACGAACATGAAAACAACCGCAAATGTTCGTGTTCGCGATTTCTTCGAAAATGATTTCAAACAGTTCTCCGTTTATGACAATGAACGATCTATCCCTCGTCTGTCTGATGGACTGAAAACATCACAGCGTAAATGTCTTTTTGCACTTGTTAAACGTGGTGAAAATGCAGCTGAAATCAAAGTACAGCAAGCTGGTAGTTATGTCGCACAGGTTAGTGATTACCATCATGGTGAAGGTTCTCTGATGTCAACTCTTGTTGGTCTTGCACAAAATTTTGCAGGAAGCAACAATGTAAATTTGCTCGCACCTAATGGTCAATTTGGTAGCCGACTATCACCTGAAGCTGCTGCTCCACGATACATCTTCACTGAACTCACATCTGCATTTCGTAGACTCTTCAAGAAAGATGATGATCATATTCTCAAGCATTTTGATTCTGATGGAATGCAAATTGAGCCTGAAACGTATATGCCAATTTTGCCAATGGTTTTGGTGAATGGTGGTAGCGGAACGGGTACAGGCTTTGCCTGTTCAATTATGAGTTATCATCCACTACAACTTCGTGATAACATTCAACTTCGTCTTCAGAATAAAGAAGCCGCTCCACTTGTGCCATGGTACAATGGTTTTAACGGTACTGTCGATCGAGTTGAAAAGCAAACTGTCATCAAAGGCAAATTCGAAATTGTAAATTCAGTTACTATTCGTGTCACTGAGCTACCGATTGGTACATACCTTGATGACTATATTGCTCAATTGATCAAACTTGAAGATGCCGGTTTTATCCGCTCTTGGGAAGATAGTTCAACAGAAAAGCAATTTGATTTTCTTCTATCTGTTCCACGTAGCACTACTGCTCTTCCAGAAGACGAGCTTATGCAAAAATTGAAACTCATCAGTCGTGATACTGAAAATCTCACACTATGGGATGTCAATGGTAAAATGCGCAAGTTTGATACTGTACAGGATATGATTGATAGGTTCATTGAATGGCGTCTTGAGCGTTATGAAGAACGTCGCATTAAGCTGATCGACATTAACGAAAAAGAACTCGTTTGGTTGAATGAAAAACTTCGGTTTATTTTGTTCTATCTGGCAAATACTGACAAGTTTAAAAACAGTGGTAAGAAAATTCTGATCGATTTGCTAGAAGCAGAAAAGTTCACTGATCCGTCGCGACTTCTCAGTATGAGCATTTGGTCATTGACTCACGATGAAATCAAAAAGCTTGAAAAAGAAATCATTGCTGTTGAAAATGAACTGAAGCGTCTCAAGAAGCTTACACCAAAAGCAATGTATCAACTTGAACTTAAAGAACTCGCAATTGATGGAATTGCATAGCCATTATGATTATTGAAAAACCTCGTTTAATATGGGCTAGTAAAGTTGTTTGTTACTCAATTATTATTCTGGTTGTAGTTGTTCTCACTATAAGGTATTTTAATTGAAAGCATATCCATCTATTCCTGGTTCTAAAGACAGAAAAATTCCTTTAGGTGAACCATGCATCGGCTTTTACAAATATGATGGCTCAAACTTGCGTTGGGAGTGGAGTAGAAAAAAGGGATGGTACAAATTCGGAACGCGACATAGGCTTTTCGGCGCAGATGAAGCACCGTACAATCAAGCTATTCCGATCTTTCTAAATGATATCGGTCCTAGCATAGAAAAAACAATTACGACCGAATATAAAGGTATTCAAGATTTTATCGTATACACTGAATTTTTTGGAAAAAGCAGCTTTGCTGGTAATCACGATGCAGAAGAAGCGAAACGGTTAGTGCTATTTGATGTGCATATTCCTCGTAAAGGTCTTATACTACCTCGATTATTCTTGAAGATGTTCGGCACTGAGTCATTTGCACCAGAGGTTATGTATGATGGTAATCTCAACCAGCAACTTATCGACGAAGTTAGAGCAGGAAAATATGATGTTGATGAGGGTATGGTGTGTAAGGGTGTTGATACTCGCGGAATGGTTTGGATGGTGAAGATTAAGACTGACGCATATCTTGCAAAGTTGAAGAATAATTTTGGTGATGATTGGGATAAGTATGCGGAGTAAGATGAGATCAGCTATGACAGATGATTTTATGTCTGCATGGAAAGAAGGTGATGTTAACTGCGAATGGTTATTATGGCTTGGGTGTCCTTTACTTGCATGGCCATCACAACGACCTGCTAACTGGCGATATGAGCATAACGCCGTACACACTGGTGATATGCCGGCATCTTCTTAATATGATATATAAGCTATGAGTTTATTAGTCTTCGAGGATGAGCCTTTGGTACCACTTAAAGTAATAAGTGGTATGCAAAATGGTGTAGATCAAGCGGCATTATATGCAGCAGAAACGGTTGGTATTGCTACTGGTGGTATGGCTCCATTTGGATTTAAGACTCTTGATGGTTATAAACCACAGATTGCAAAGCGATTTAATGTGCAGCAGAGTGATGATAAAGGATATCCAGTAAGAACGGAAATGAATATAGTAAATAGTGATGCAACAATGCAGATAGCTTTTGATTTTTCTTCTGCTGGTGAAACACTGACAACACGATTAGTACGTAAACACAATAAACCGAATGTGCAAATACAGGTATACCAACAACATGGTGTCTATTTTACAACGACTAGAGCTATTACGGAAATGACTCATTTTCTCGTTACACAAAAAATACGTGTATTGAATGTAGCAGGAAACAGTGAGAAAACTGCTTTAGGTATAGGAAATTTTGCACAGTCATTTTTAACAATGCTTTTTGATAATTGGGTGAAAGAATTAAATGCCAACATTTATCGTTGATACGATACAAACTATTAAACGGTCTTACATTATTTCCGGCGATACCGCAGATGTTGCAGGTATTAAGGTATTATCTGAAAAAGATGGAATTTTAACATCTGAAGAAGGAACAGAACAAGTAGTAAAAGTATCATCTGTGACCATTGGAGTACCATCGTCTATTGAGCAATATGATCCTCGAATGTTACCATCTATTGTAAAAGAACACAGCATAGATTTAAAGAATTACTTGATGAATCAAGGATTGATTGAACACGATAACTTATTAGTGACATACCACCCTAATAAGTTGCTTATTGAAATTTTGTGTGAGAGTGACCATATCATTAAGACAGTGAAGCGATTTATTCCTGATGATAAATGGTATATCTGTGATATTAAATATAACTTGAAATCGAATGTGATATGAAAATTAAACTTTTTGGAAAAACCATACCCCTGTTTGCTAGAACAGCCCCTTGTTGGATGTTTTGGGTGTCATTAGTTTATTTAATTGCTGGTTTTGTTCAGGTATTTTTCATTAAGAACGATGCAAGTATATTACTGGGTCTTCAAATGATTTATTGCGTTGTTTTAGCTTTACCTATTGCAATATCACCGTTAGGTAGATTTTTTCACATTAAGAGTATTTGGAGTCAACTAAAATGAAACAGTATTACGAATTGCTTGAAAAGATTCTAACATATGGCGAGAAGCGTGAAGATCGTACTGGTGTCGGCACGCTGTCCATTTTCGGTGGTCAGGTAGAATTTGATTTGCGCGAACGTTTTCCATTGGTAACTCTTAAGAAGACCAAATGGGAATCATCCTTTGAAGAAATGCTATTCTTCATTGAAGGCATTGGAAATATCACCAAATTGAAAGAACATGGTGTTAACATTTGGAATGATTGGGCACAAGAAAATGGTGATGTAGGCCCAATCTATGGTGTTCAATGGCGTCATTGGAAAAAGTTTGTAATCAATAATCCAGAAAATAAACCGTTATCTAAACGAAATCCTACTAATAGTCTGTATCATAGAACAGCTTTAGACCATGAGAATATTTCATTGACTGTCATCGAAATTGATCAACTAGCTGAATTGATTACCCGTATTAAGACACGTCCACGCGACCGTCGATTGATTGTAACTGCCTGGAATCCTGCATATCTCGAAGAAATGGCATTACCACCGTGTCATCGGGATTTTCAATGCTATGTTTCCAATGACGGTCACCTTGATCTAATGCTTAACATTAGATCATCAGACACTATGTTAGGATTACCATTTAATATAGCACAATATGCATTACTGACACATCTTATTGCTCGTGCAACAAACTTAAAACCTCGGTATTTAAAGATAAATTACGGCGATGCTCATATCTATCTCAATCATATCGAAGCAGCAAAACATATATGTCAATTAACACCTATTGAATGTGATTGCAAATTAATCATCAATACTGTCAATACTGACATTGATAGATATTCTATAGATGATTTTAATATAATTGGTTATGTTTCTCATCCATTCATTAAATTACCGGTTGCCGTATGATATTAAAAGGACGTCCTATAAATACTTCAATAATCGTTTATTGGAGAAACTTATGGACGTCGGTTTTGTGTATAAATGGACAAATACCGTGACTGGTTGTTGGTATATCGGTTCTCATAGCGGTAATATTGATGACGGGTATATCGGTTCTGGCAAGATGTTTAGATATGCAATTAACAAATATGGAATTGATAATTTTGTTAGAGAAATAATGTATATCGGTAATAATTACAGAGCTGAGGAAGAAAAAATATTAATGCAATTAGATGCAGTTAATAATTTAATGTCATATAATCTTAAAAATAATGCAGTTGGTGGAGCAATGTACGGAATTATTAATGGTAATTATAAAAAACCAAGACCTAAACACGTTATTGATGCTATGGTAGCTGCTTGTAAAAAGATTAAAGATGAAACTGGTTATGGTCCACAGAAGGGTAGAAAACTTTCAAATGAGCATAGATATAAAATAAGCCAATATGCAAAAACGAGAATAGGTGAAAAGAATGCATTTTATGGTAAAAAACATTCTGATAAGTCACGAAAACAGATGAGTTTAACTTTAAAGCAAACGTTTATTTTACAAAAACCTGTTAATTCACTTATTACTATTATTGATAATGTAGAATATAGTGATATACTGTTAGCGGCAATAGCAATAGGTGTGAAATATACAACATTGCGATGGCGCTTAAATTCAGAAAACAAAAAATATGCAACAATGTATCTTAAAAATAAGCCTAAGCATTTAGATGGGACTTTTATTAATTCTTTAAACGACGGAGACTGATATGGCAAAAAAGAAACAATATGATGATGCACTAAAAATTGATGATTTGGTAATGAAGAATGTTATCAGTTCACTCGTGTTGAAAATGCATTTATCATTGTGTAATGTGCAACAAACAACCGGGTATGTGCCTTATCATAAATGCCAATCATCTGCTCTGATTTGGACCGATTTGCGTCGTCGCGGTCGTTCGACTTTTGGTGATCATCCGACAATTAGTTTTATCAAAGATGCTCGTGAGATTCATATCTGGTGGAATAGACATTTTGGTGACAAACTTGACATTCTTGGTGTAGTTATTACCAGACAACCAACGATATCACCAGATGTTGCATATTCTGCTATAACCCTTGATGACTTGCATGCTATTGAAGAAGCATTTGGTGAGGAAATCCACAATTGCACGACAACTCTCAATACCCTGTTATGCAAACAACAAAAAATTATGATGGAAATAGGAGTTACAAATGAGCAATGAAATCGTGCATACATTTCGACACGTTCGACTGAAACAATTTGATGATACTCATGCACGAATTGAAGAGTCTCCATGTGGTGGTATTTCATTTTTATTCCATATCGATCAAGAACTCGGTATGTTGACATATCATTATACTATTTGTCCTGACACCCAAAATTTCTCATTCGAAATCGCGCGGGATGTTTTAAATGGTCGTGCAGATAAATATCCTGCCGAAAATATTTTCATACCGCGACCAGACGGCACCATTTACTACGATAGAGCAATATCATTGGTTGATAATGTTATAGAAAGCATCAAAGCTAATAAGAATACTAACAGGCGACCTATTGGTTTTAAGCAGTATGATGAATTAAATATGATGTGTAGTAAGCTTAAAGCTATAAAAAATGCCAACAGAGCACTCGAGTCACGTGTCCGTCATATCACATTTATGTTAGTTTCACAGCATAACGCAGAATGACTATTATTACTCATAACGGTGATCTTTTATCTGTGACCGATGGGATCATCGTTCATGGGTGTAATTGTCAGGGCAAAATGGGTTCAGGCGTAGCTCTTGCAGTACGTCAAAAATGGCCAATCGTTTATGAAACATATTTTTATGAGCATAGACGATTTGGTTTAAAATTAGGCACCATTATACCGGTGCCATTAACGATAAATTTAACGGTTGTTAATGCTCTTACACAAGAGTTCTACGGCAGAGACGGCAAACAATATGTTAGCTATGATGCCATGTATGACTGTTTCGAAGCTGTTAATAATCTAGCTTTGGATCTGAATAAATCTGTTCATTTTCCTCTTATTGGTTGCTCCTTAGGAGGTGGTGATTGGGATATCGTTTCTCAAATCATCAATGACACTGTCGCGCCATCAATTTCCAAAAATCTTTGGATTAAAATCAATAAATAGTCACATACAACGCAAACTCATATAAATAATATGAGTAAGCTAACATTTGTTATGTGTGACTATGCCAACATCCTTTATCCGCAACATTGCAAAACATTCCAATCGTTCAGTTTCTGAAATTGAAAAGCTTTGGGACACAGCAAAAGCTGCAGCTTTAGTAAAATTTAAAAGCGATACGGATCCGCGTTATTGGGCATACGTAACAGCCACAGTAAAGAAAATGGTGGGTCAGGATAAAGTAATTGAAGAAAACATTCTCAGTTTAGTAGAGTGCAGCAAAATAAATATAGGTAAGATGAGTTTCAAAACCTATATAACACACGTTTTTAATAAGTAACAGGAGAGTTTAGCACAATGGATGATTTTAACGAGATCGCCGTACCACGTAAGCCAAAGCATATTGATAAAAAGAAGCGCCATGCACGAGGATTTAATGAAAGCCATGATCCTTTAGCAACACGCAAAGCCCGCGTAGGTTTTAAACAGTATTTACGAGAACTCGCAGAGCAGGCTATTGACGATGATATGGATTATGGTGATGATACTGACTTAGAAGAGGTTGAGTAATGTTGATTGTGCCACTTGTAAATGATATCATCATAACAAAAGATGATGGTGAATTAGTCGTGTTATCATACACGAATTACAAAACACGTGGCCCAGCGGTTTATGCAAAACCTAAAAATGCTGAGTCAACAGATACTCCGCATGTAGTTTACTTTTTTGATATCGAAAAAGTGAATGGTGTTAAGGTGCAATTTGTTGAAACTCAAAAGGTGTTACGTGCATTAGGTGTTATTAAACGCAAATTTCATCTACCACAACCCAAAGACACTATAACTATTCTAGATGCTGATCGTGAATTAGAAGATGATGAAATTAGTACCAGAGTCGAAAGGCTGAAACTTCATGCTAAGGAAGAAATTAGTAGAGGTCTTCAGGTATTATGTGAGAATGAAAAGAGTTATAGATTAGAAGATATTATCGACATCAAAAATGCTGTTGGTGGTAATCATTTTAGTCGCTCGAAGTTTCTTAAATATTACGAAGATTATCGTGGTCATATTAATAGATAGGCCTTACTGTGAAACAAAAATTCGATTTCTTAACAGGTCTTGATAAGATAAAAGACCGAGTTCTATTTCAAGAATTTATTGTTGAAATGGGAATATCAAAACATACCATCCATATTCCGTTAAAAGAGGCTGATATGTTTTCGATCTCTGCAAATAAAGAATGTCCAAACACCTTAAAACGACTAAAGGATTTAGTTAGCCGTTATCATGGCACTGTGGAGGAATAATGCCACAGCTATTTACCAATAATGCAATTTCGCTATTAGAAGCCCCGTTATCAGTAAATGATTTAACAATTACTGTTATGCCAGGCACTGGCAATCTATATCCTCAACCGGTATCAACTGATGATTTCTTTCTAATAACCTTAGAAAATAGCCCAGCCACAACAAATGAAATAATAAAAATTTCTGGCCGTGTAAACGATGTTTTGCATGTAGCCCCAAATGGTAGAGGTTGGGAATCAACAGTACCACAACCATGGGGTCTTGATACTGTAGTCGATCATCGTATAACAGCTGGCACACTTGCGAAGTTTTTAACTTCACAGAATGTTACAGCGCCGGCAGCAGGACCACAGATTATTAGCACGTTGACAACTGGCAATGTTGATATATTTACCACCACGGCTATCAATAGAACTTGTAAATGGTTAGTTTCCATTATCGATAATATCAATGATAAAGTAGCAATGATGGAAATTTTAGCTGTATCAAGAGGAGCAACAAAACCACCAGCATTCACACGATATGCACAGGTTGGTGATCAGTTTAGCGTATCAATATCTGTTACTCAAATGGGTAATGATTTAAAGTTAAATGTAACAAATAACACCCCTAATGATCTGCTTATTGAGATTATTAGAATGCATAACTTTTAATGAATTATTTACTTCATTATGATAATTTGATAACTCGTGCAAGAGGTAGAAGTTTTGACGAGTATGGTGAGGTTCATCATATCATTCCTAGATGTATGAATGGTTCAGATGAAACAGAAAATTTAGTAAAGCTGACGCCTGAAGAACATTATGTTGCTCATTTGTTATTGGTGAAAATATATTCCAATAGAAGCTTGATTTATGCTGCTAATATGATGATGTTAACACGAGGAAATAAACAATATGGTTGGATGAAACGCCGGTTTTCAATGGCGCATTCAGAACATATGAAAGTAGTAATGAAAGGTGTTCTTAAATCTGATGATCATTGCCTTGCAATGAGAAAACCTAAAAGCAATACTGAAAATATGCACTCAATGCTTGGTAAATCGCATAGTGAAGAAACAAAATTAGCAATGTCTAATAGCCATAGAGGAAAAGTTAAGTCAGATGAGCATAAATCCGCTATTGCTAAAGCATTGATAGGTAATAATAATAGAGATTGGACTGGTAAACACCATTCAACAGAAACAAAAGCAAAATTATCAGTAGTGGCAAGAAACAGATCAGCTGAAACTCGTCATTATGTTTGACGCCAAAAGAGGCGTCAAACATAATGACGAGGCTAGAGCTAAGATGTCTGCAACTGCTAATAAACGTGGTGGTAGATGTTGGATGACGTTAAATGGATCAAGCACACTAGTGTATAAAGATGAAGTACAGATTAAACTTAACGACGGCTGGAAACTAGGTCGTACATAAATAATTGAAATTAAAGGAGATTTAAAATGAGTGAAGACTTTTTTCGCGTCTATAGAGGCCTAGAGCTCGATGATGCATCGCAGTTTCTAACAGGCACCGTACCACCAGGCTCATCAACTAATACTGATGCTGCTCCACGTGGTTCTTACTACACCAATCAAAATGACGGTTCGCTATGGATGAAAATTTCATCTGGTGTTGGTACTGTTCGTTGGTCACAAATGGCTACGCAGTCATATGTGCAAAGTTTAGCAGTTGTTGGTACAACATGGAAACCTGCTGTTGTCGTAGCAGCTTCAGATACTACATTGCCATTAGGCACGGCTAATACACCAATCGTTATTGATGGAGTTACCGTCACCAATGGTCAACATGTATTGTTTAATGAGTTGTTATCAACCCCTGATATTTACTCGTATGATCGGGTAACTGGTACTTTTTCACTTGTTGATCCATCGGGTGTAACTGCCGGCGATACAACGTATGTTACTAGCGGCTCTGATGCCGGTAAGACACTTACATTCAATGGTTCTCTATGGGTCATTACTGATGCTGCAACTACACAAGAAGATGCTTATATTCGCACCTTCATTGGTAAATCAGGTATTGGTTCAATTACTCCGACGTATTCATCGACAAATGTTGTCACCAATGGTACATCATTGGAAGCCGCTATTGCGCAACTAGATACCGAAACCGGTTATGAAAATGCGTTTATTGGTAAAACGGCCGGCAATCATTTGCCAGCTTATACCTCTAACAACTTTGTAGCAAACAATGATTCGTTGCAGGTTGCAATTGGTAAATTGGATACCGAATTAGGTTCTAATCTTATTAGCGGCACGGTTGTTTTATCGACCGCTGGCGTAAATGCTAATATCAAAGCTCTTGATAATGAAGTAGCTTCAGTAGACACCTTCCTTGGTAAAATTGTTGGCACCGGTACTCCTAACTATACCTCTATCACATATTTGTCACAGGGTCAATCAGTAACAGCTGCAGTGTCTGCATTAGATGCTGCTTTAGCTCAAACTGATCTTAAGGTTGTAGCTTCTGGTGTTTCTACTATTCAAGCTGTTGACAAAATTACTGGTGCAATGGTTGCTGAATGGGATGTTGTTGTAACAGATGCATCTAATCCATTGAACGTGTATGCATGCAAAGTATTTGCTGCACAGAATGGTGCTATTGCTGACTTTACAAAATTCTCAGTATTGAAGCTTGGTGCAGCTATTCCAGCTGTTGTAGTTGATGTTACGCTAGTTGGTTCAGCTCTTGTTCTTACTGTTGGTGCTGGTATCAACGTAAACGTTGTGTCGAAGAGACTTTCGTCCATCGTGTAATTCTAATTGCTAGAGTATTAAATTGCTCTAGCAATTACCTATTTTAAATGGAAAGCATATTACATGGCCTACGTAGATTTATTAGACGCCTTTGCAATACAGAATGGTTTAGTCTTTGAGGAAACAGGTATAGCAATAGCATCTGCTTTATCTAGTCCATCGTCAGGTGCTGGAACATCTGCACCAAATGGTTCACTATGGTTTAGTAGTAATGACGGTGTCTTCTTAAAGGTTGGCGTAAATGATCTAGACTGGAATCGCGTAATTTCACCAACTATTTTAGCTGGTCAAACGATAATTAACGGTTCAGATACCACAGGTGGATTCTTATTTGATAAGCTTACAGTAACAAATAATTTAACTAAAACTTTAGTAACACCGAATGGTAATGAAACATTACTTCTTGATTTATCTGACATAGGAACATCTGGATCATTCGTAGGGGTTACTACAGATTCCAAAGGTCGTGTTGTTGCTGGTAGTACTACACAGCAATGGTCAACAATAGTAAATACACCGTCGACTATAAGTGGTTATGGTGTTACATTAACGTATAATGATTTACCATTAAAACTGTATCAAGAAAATGTCGGAGTAGGTTTTACACCTGCTAGCGCTCTTGGAGAAAATTCGATAGCATTAGGTGAAGGTGCTAATGCTGTAGCTACTGATTCTTTAGCAATAGGTAAACAATCTCTTGCTAGAATAAATGGTGGAGTTGTTCAAGCAAATGGACGATTCGCATCAACCGGTGATGCACAAGCTGGCCGTTATCTGTTACGTTCACATTCAGTGAACAATGCTCCAGTTGAATTATTTTTAGATGGAACAAATGGTTCTACTAGATTAACACTTCAGGATAATTCAACTTGGTCATTTAGAATTTTAGTAACAGCACATCAAACGGATTCCGATGATGGTCATGCTGGATTTGAGGCATCGGGAGTAATTTACCGTGCATCTGGAGCAGCAACAACGATGTTACTGGGACAAGTATCAAAAACTATTTTAGCTAGATCAAATACAAGCTGGGATATAAATATAGTATCAGATGCAGGTAATGGATCACTGAAAATAACAGCAACTGGTGAACTATCGAAAACAATTCGTTGGGTGGCATTGGTTGAAACATTAGAAGTAACGAATTAAACTAGGAGAAACAAATATGAATTTTAATCATGATACCGGTCAAGTAGATTCGATTTTAACACTTGACACAACTATTGCGCCGCCGCTAGGTGGAACGACCGGTAGCTTAATGCTTATCGGTACGGGTGCATTAGGTTTACCAGCTGGTTCATCAGCACAGCAGCCATCGACACCATCATTTGCAATGCTACGTGGTAACTCATCCACGAGTTCATTGGAATTTTATAATGGTGCTACTTGGTCTGCACTTTCAACGGTTTCTGGCACAGTATCATCAGTAAGTGTTGCAGGCGGAACAGGTATATCTTCATCTGGTTCACCTATCACGTCATCTGGTACTATCACCTTGACGCTAAGCACAGAATTGCAGGGTCTTTCAGGCTTGTCAACTACTGGTTTAATGGTTCGTACTGGTGCTGGTACCTATGCAACAACGGCAATTGCTGGTACGGCAGGTGATATCTCAATTGTCAATGGTTCTGGCGTATCTGGTGCACCAACGCTCGACCTTATTTCAGTTGGTACTCCTGTAACTAATCTGTTCCAGAAATTCACAACTGATTCTAAAGGCCGCGTAACTGCAACTTCAGCTGTTATCGCTGCAGATATTACCGCATCACTTGGATATACTCCAGTGAATCGCGCAGGCGATACCATGTCAGGTAACTTGACATTCACTGCTGGTACCGTTACTGGCGTAGCTACTCCGACTAATGCTTCCGATGTGGCTACAAAGCAATATGTTGATATGACTGCTCAAGGTCTTGATATCAAGCAATCAGTTGATGCTGCAACAACTGCTGCAGATGGTAACATCAATATCGCAACTCCACCTGCATCTATTGATGGTCGTGTGCTTGTTTCTGGTGATCGAATCTTACTTAAAAATCAATCTATTGCATCACAGAATGGCATTTATGTTTACAATGGTACTACATTAGCCCGTGCTAATGATATGACCGGTACAGCAATTACATCATGGTCAGGTTCTACGACCTATGTTGAAGCTGGTACCCTGAACGCTAAAACATTCTGGACTGTTACGACTGTTGATCCTATTACCTTGGGTACATCTAATATCACATGGACGCAGTTTGGTGGTCCAGGTACGTACTCGGCTGGTACAGGTCTTAACCTCACTGGTACTACATTCTCATTAATTACGCCGGTTGCACAAAATCTCGGTGGTACCGGCCTTGCTTCCATTGGTACTGCTAATCAGATTCTTGGTGTGAATGCAGGTGCTTCTGGCCTTGAATACAAGTCTGTTGTTAGTGGTACTGGTGTTAGTGTTGTTAATACTGCTGGTACCATCACGGTCAATAACACTGGTGTTACATCCGTTGCAGTTACCGGTTCTACTGGTCTTGCCGTTTCAGGTTCGCCAATTACCACCACTGGAACAATTTCACTAACTCTTGGCACTGAACTTCAAGGTCTATCAGGTCTTGCTGCTCTCGGTCTAGTTGCTAGAACTGGTGCAGGTACTTATGTGCCAGTAACGATTACTGGCACTACTAATCAGATCACTGTCACGAATGGTAACGGTACTGGTGCTCCTACTATAGCAATAGCTGCTAACCCAGTTCTACCTGGTACTTCGGGTGTTGTTCTTCCATCAGGTACAACTGCTCAACGTCCTGCTGCTACTGCAGCAATGATGCGTTATAATCAAACGACAAGCACGTTTGAAAAGAGTAATGGTATAGTTTGGATCAATGATGGTACTGTTACCTCTGTTGCTCTTTCTGGTGGTACTACTGGTCTTACGGTATCTGGTGGCCCAATCACCGGTTCAGGTACTTTGACTCTTGCTGGTACCATTGTTACTGCAAACGGTGGTACAGGTCTTACCTCTATCGGTACTGCTAATCAGGTGCTTGCTGTTAATACTGGTGCTTCGGGTCTTGAATACAAAACGATCACTGGTGGTACAGGTATTAGTGTTAATGGTGCTGCAGGAACACTAACAATCGCAAATACTGGTGTTACTTCAGTTGCATTGTCCATGCCATCGATCTTTACGATTTCTGGTTCACCTGTTACAACAACTGGAACACTAACGGCATCATTAACAAATCAAGCAACGAACACTATCTTTGCTGGTCCTAATGGTTCAACTGGTGCTCCAACATTTAGAGCTTTAGCATATGCAGATTTGCCTATTAAACTGTATGTTGAAAATTCAGTTACTCCAACTGCACCTACAGCAGCAGGCACAAATGCTGTTGCTATCGGTTCTGGTGCGGCTGCTGCGGGTAGTGGAGCTATGGCAGTCGGTTCTGGTGCAGCTGCAGTTCTTTATGGCTCAAAAGCCTTTGCCTCCGGATCTTTTACAGCTGCTGGTGATGCTCAGCATGGTGTTTATGTACTTCGTAATATCACAAATAACACAACAGCTACTGAACTTTTCCTTGATGGTTCAGCAGCTACACAGCGTTTAGTTGTTCCTAATAACTCTGTAGTAACTTTCTCTATTACTGTTGCTGGACGTAGAACTGATGCTACTGGCGGTGGTGCAGGTTATCGCTTAGAGGGTGTTATTCGCAAAGACGCTACAGCTGCATCAACTACTTTTGTTGGTACGCCATCGCGTGTTATTCTTGGTGAAACAAATGCAGTATGGAATGTTAGTGTAGCTGCTGATACGACTAATGGTTCATTGTCTATCTCAGTTATTGGTGAAAACGCCAAAACTGTTCGTTGGGTAGCCACGGTTCAGACAACGGAAGTAACTAACTAAAAAGTAACATTGTGCAGCTAGTCTAAACCCTTGCTGCACAACCTAATTTCTATAAGATAGAGGCAAACTGTGGATTTTGATTATTCGTTTGAAGTAATTACACCAGATAATACTGGCAGCATTACTATTGGTGGACTTGGGTCTTTAGTAATACCTAAAGGAGCAACTTCCGATCGACCTGCTGCTCCTTCAGCAGGCGCTACCCGTTTTAATACGACACTGGTAAAATCTGAAATCTATAATGGTTCAACATGGGATACTATTGCATCAGAAGCATATGTATTAGCAAATAGTGCTAATTTTACTGCACAGACGGCAAATAAGGTGTTTGCTGGTCCAATAGTAGGTTCAGCTATTCCTTCATTTAGAACGCTTTCATTAAGTGCTAAGGATATTTCTGATGTAGTGATCACCTCACCGACGTTAAATAACATTTTATCTTATGATGGTACAGACTGGGTAAACACTGCAACAACACCTACCTCATCTAGCGGGTTATTATCTGGTTGGGTTATCGCATCTGGTAATCTGTATTATTCAGATTATACACATAATTTAGGTACTAAAGATGTTGTTATTCTGCTTTACAATAATGTGACGGGTGCAGTAGTTGAAGCTGACAGTATAGTACTAACTGATATTGACACTGTTCGGGTAACAGTTTATGGCAATTCTACACAAATCAGAATAGTTGTTATTGCAAACGGTTTATCAGTACTCCCAACTGCAAGCGTATATTCTGTAAATGGCAGAGTTGGTCCGGTGACATTGACGTCAGCTGATGTAAATTTATCTAATGTTAGTAATGAAGCTCAAGTTGTTGACGGCGGCGGTACGCCGTCAATACGTGAAGATTTATTTGCAAACAGACCGGCTGCATCTACGCCTGGCGCATTATTTTTAGCAACAGATTCTAAGGTGTTATACCGTGACACTGGTTCTACTTGGGACTTAATTTTTGCATCGTCTGGTGTTGTTAGAACTCTCACATATTTTGCTAATAGCTTAGATTCACCAAATACTGCAGACTTTGCAGTAAATGCATTAGCGCCAACTATATCTGACCCATTGAATACTGCATTGAATGTTAGATCATTCAGCAATACGATAGAACAAGGAGTTTCGGTTATTGTTCCTATTCCAACTGGTGCAGTAACAATGACAATTAGAACAAAAGGAAGAGCACAAACTGCTCCCATATCTGCTGCAGCAGTACAGAATAGAGTGTTTATCAGATCGATTAACAATAATGCCGCTGTAGGCGCATGGTCTGCTGGTGTAGATTTAACGACAGTTGTGATACCAACTAACAATTATTACCAATATAATTCACAAACGTTTACGTTATCCTCATTAGGATTAGTCGTAGGTGGTTTATATCAAATGGAATTTACGCGCAAGACAACTGTTGCTGCTGGTACAAATCTTGCTTATCCTTGGCTTCTTATTGAATTTACTCTGGAATTTGCATAATATGGCAGTTCAATTTACCGTAAATGGTGATTCAGTAGCAAATGCTACTGATGCAACATTTTTTCAAAATTCACAATTAGCATCTAGTATTTCGGTTTGGATTAATGCTGCATGGGATGGAAATGCAGGCACTCGTAGTTATGTAGGTTTATATCAAGCATCTGGCGGAACGGCTGTTCAAATTGGCAGTAGAACTAGCGGTCAATGTGATATTTGGACATGGGGCGGTGGTATTCTTGTATCAACTACTGGCATCACTATGCCTAGTGGAGTATGGGTCCATGTTTGCTATACCTATGATGCAACAACACACCGTGTTTATGTCAATGGCGTCCTTAATAATACCTCAACCTCTGCACAATTAGCCGGATCATTTGCACAAGTATTTTTAAATGGTTTTACTGGCGGCGGCGGCTCAGAAACAGGAACATTTCAGGTTGACACTTATGACTATTACAATCGTACATTAACACCGAATGAAATTCAAACCATTTACCAATCATTTGGCAACAGACACGGTATTGTATATGGTTGTGTAGCTAGATATGAATTTGATGAAGGTATTGCAGGTCAACCTGTTGGTGTAATTTATAATCAAACTGCATATGCCGGCCCCATAAGCAATCTTGTAAGCAATTCTGTTAGAACTCCGACTGTTACATTTACTCCAGGTTATGTGTCAGGTAATCTACGACCACCTCTAGGCTAATAAATAAAGTAAAGTACAATTGAAGGAGTAATTTCTAATGTCGGTCAATGTTTTAGGTTCTAAAAGTTTTAACATCGTTCCAGATGTCAATGGTTTACCATTGATGCTGAATGGCGGTAATACACCAAGTATTTCCTCAGGTACTTTTGCAGCAAGACCATCATTTGGTACTGTTGGTAGATTATATGTGACAACTGATACAAATCTGATTTACAGGGACACTGGTGTAGCATGGGTCTTATTAAGTCCTGTAGCACCAAATGTGTTGCTACAGTCGATATCTGGTAATATCCCAGCGATATCAGGAACAACATTAATAGCATTAGCTAATACCACGCCATTAATAACTGCTGGTACACAAATATGGCAGCAGAACGTGACACCCACCACAATAACCTCTAAAATATGTATAAACTTTGCGGTGTGCGCTAATTCTGGTACTTCGAACAGAGTGATATCTACTGCAATATTCAGAGGTGCAACATGTATCGGTGTACAATCTGCATCAATTGCAACTATTGCTAGACCACAGGCATTAACAATTATGGTTGATGATATACCGGGGACATTATCTGAACAAACCTATTCTGCACGAGTAGGTATTAGTTCTTCTGCAACATGGTATATCAATAGCGGTAAAACAGCAATTTTCAATGGAATGTTAGCAAATAATGGATATACAATAATGGAGTTTGCATAAAATGGCATTGACTTATATTGAAGCAATTGGATTAGGATTTCCTAATGTGAAATGTCACGTCGTCGGTGATCCGGATAATTATGATAATATCGTATGGGAAGACGGTACCCCTTTGCCTGCACAACGCACACTAGATGAATGGATAGCTGCTAATCCGTTTGGACCAAAGGTAATGCAACTTACTAAATTTGAATTCAGAAAGATGTTTACTTTAAATGAACGAATTTCACTTGATAATGCTAGTTCGAATACTGCCATTCCTGCGCAGTACAGATCAATGCTAATAACAATTTTTAAAGATCTAGAGGTATCAGGTGTTGTTAATTTAGATTTACCTGATGTTATAGCCGGTGTAAATTTTCTTGAATCTATAGGTCTTATTGCGCCAGGTCGCGCAGCCGTTATTTTAACAAACACTGCACCATCATAGGATTTTAAAATGAATATCTTTAGCAAGATTCTAGATAAGTTGGTTACATTAATCGGTAAAATTAATTGGAAACCTAAACATATAATCAGTGACGCGAGTAAAAAAATTATTAGCGATATGATGGTAACAGATTACTACATTATATTAACACGCCATGATAATCATTTATCAACATACGCTGAAGCTGTTGCACATTTGTTTATTGCAGGTAAGTTTGGGTATTATGCACACGCCTTAATGAATCTAGAAGGTGATGATGTAACTACAACCGAGGATTTTAGATTAGTTGAAGCTACTGGACGTGGTGTACACTACTCAACATTTGATTATGTGTTCGGTGAGTGTAGTGATGTTGCATTATTAAAACCGAAATCGATGACAATTGAAGAATGGACGGCAGCACTTGATAAAGCAAAAACGAATCTAGGTAAACCTTATGACACGTTATTAGATTTGTATAATGATAATGCAATGAACTGTTCAGAATTGGTGCGTAATGCATTGATGGCATCTCCTGATTATTACACTGACTTTGCAAATTTTGAAAGAATGATTAAAGAAAATCCTATGAAGAATTTGGATCCTCATTTGTTCTATGAATGCCCAGATTTTGAAGTAGTTTTTGAGGTTAGAAAAGGTAAGTAATGCCGATAAATGCGTGTTCAATTAATGCATTTACGATTAATGCTCTACGTTGTAGAAGCATTACACCTGTTCGCACAACTTATGATACGGTAAAACGACCGCAGTCTATTCCATCGATTGTTAATCAGCGACGATATGTAGAACGTGATGAATTAGTAGATGATAGAGTAGCAGAAAACCTGTTTATTGAAATTAAGATAGAATTGATGGGAGCAGAATACAATTATTCTGCAGAGAATTTGCCATACGATGGTGAGCCTATTGTGTATGCAACAAATATAACAATGGCCAATGTTTCGCCATTTATAACAATTGAAAATTTACAAATGCTTGAGATAAAATATGAATAATTTTACATTAGGTGATACTGTTGAACTGAAATTCAAATTGACTACCGATGGAACAGCAGCTGTTCCATCGGTAGTCAATGTGGTATTAGGCAAAGACCCGGCATTATGCTTTACTGCAAAATCAATTGGTAATAATGAATGGTCTGCATTAGTTACACCGGTTAGAGATGTTATCGATGTCGGTCAGGTACAACTAACTATTGATGTTATCCTGGCTGGTAAATTACATACCGTGATTCGACGTGAAGTAACAGTTGCTGATAGTGGTACGGTCGATTGCCAGGTGTATGATGAATTAGCACATTCAGATGAGACATTTGTTGAACCAGCAGTTGTCAAGGAGCCAGTAGTTGAACCTGCACCAATAGTTGATGTGAAACCGATTAAGATAGAAGAACCGAAAGATAAGGTTGTCGATTTTACTGAAACTGAAATTAAACCAACTAAGAAAGAAATCGATGAAAGTGTAAAAGTTACTGCACCAGTAATCAAAGCTCCTATTATTCAAAAGAAAATAGAGTTAGATTTTAAATCACTTGTTACAGAAGTTGAAAAGAATCAAAAACCTGCAAAGAAACAGCAGGAAAAACAAATTACGGTGAATGAAATAACAACTCATAAAACACCATTCACATTAATCAAAGGTAAAATTATCACCAAATAACGGAGAACCATATGAAATCTTATAGCAACGATATAGTAAATGTGACACAAGTAGAAGAAAAACTAGCGTGTATTCACGATATTCATACTACGCATAATCATCGGTTCGGGTTGATTTATGCTCTTCTAGCTGTTCAGTTTATATTTGACATTTTTATGTTAGTAAAAGGATTTAATCTTATCTAATAAGTGTTTACTTATTCTTGCATTGATGATATAATGAATCTGTTATCAACCAATGTGAGAATATATGATGTTTGCACGTATTAGTTGTCTCGATGATCTTCTTCCACATATTCAAGACAAACCTGAAATCCGTGTAATGGTACAACCTAATGGTTGTACTGTTGTGTGTTATATGATTTCAAATGAAAATACCTTCAATGGCGAAAACAAAGAATTCGCACGCGAATGTCGTGGTATTACATTTGATCGTCATGGTAAAATTCTCGCACGCCCATTCCATAAATTTTTCAATGTCAATGAACGTGAAGAAACTCAGGAACATATGATGCCCTGGGACGATGTTTATCGCATAATGGATAAACGTGATGGATCAATGATCACACCTGTTATCGTTGATGGTCAGCTAGTATGCAAATCTAAAAAGTCATTTGAAAGTGATGTTGCAATTGCTGCAACAGAATTTATTCATCTGCCTGAAAATCGTCAAATTGCTGATTATGCGCGTATGATGTGTGAACTTGGATACACCACAATTTACGAATTCACATCACCACAACACCGAATCGTTCTGCCCTATGCAGAACGCAAACTTACTCTGCTTAATGTTCGTGACAATGTCACTGGTGAATATGAAAAAGATTTTGATTATGAATTGAATATTCCAGTGGTTGACTTTTGTTGTGAATTTCAGGCATATGATCCTGTTAAATTGTCAGTCTTTAATAAGGATTTGATGAAAGCCGCGCTGGAAACACGTGAACACGTTGAAGGCTGGGTAATCCAATTTATGTCAGGTCAAATGGCAAAATGGAAAACAAAGTGGTATATGGCTTTACACCACACCGTTGTCTTCCGTTCTGAGCGGGCTATTGCTGAAATGGTTATCGATGAAGTTATCGATGATATGAAAACAGCAATGAAGGAAATCGGCGCAAATATGGACAGAATCAATGCAATTGAACAGCGAGTAGTAAATCATGTGAATGAATTGAGTGAAACTGTAGAAGCTGCAACATCGGCATTTAAGCATCTGTGCCGTAAAGATTTTGCAATTTCACAACGTCACCATCCACTGTTTGCATTGATGATCAAGCACTATACTGGTCAAGAGCCGGATTACGCTGGTCATTTCAAGAAATATTTCTTAAAGGAATTTTATTCATTGGAGCAGATATGAAAAGGAAATGGTTGTTACAGTATATTAATGGTACGTATTATAGTGGCATTGTCAAGACCCACTCGGTCAGCGAAGCTGAAGCTACACGGTTTACAAAGGAAGAAGCGCTTCAGCAGGCATTGTCTCTTCATAACGTAATCTCAGTGAAAGAAACCAAAAGTTATACACCCGGACGTATCTGTGGTGATATGCGTATTGTTGAAGAAAAACATCTTGCTGACGGTTCTGTTATCTACACGTTCGAAGGTGTTCCTGATTATGTTGCTGACGTTTTTGCTGAAATGGGAAAGAATGTAGCAATTAAGCGATTTGCTACAGTTTTAGAAGAACAGATTTTATCAAAAGATGATTCTGCAGTTCCTGCTACCTTTGAAATTCCATCTCGCGAAGAATGTATTTCAATTGGTATGTGTCAAGCTTTGACTGATGTAGCCAACGGGGCAATAAAAAATGACAGAGAAGAATCCAATAAAGCACCTGCTGTGTAAACTGTTTAAAGAAGACAGCTGGCAAGAATTAACATATTCCTTCTATATGTGGAAGCCACGTAGGAAACTACGTGATATCTATATTTGGATGAGAAATCGGCTAAAGCCATACAACGTGATTAAGATTGAACAACTTAGTCCAGATTGGCATGATCGTGACAGTGTTATGTTCCATGCAATATTTCAAATTCTTGTTGATTTTGTTGAAAAAGAACAGCCATTTCAGCCATCATGGGACGCAAAAGACAAACGAATAACAAAAATATATTCACCTTCAGAAATGAGGGAATATATTGAAACGTGGTTAGGTAATGAAGCAGTACAAAAAGCAATAGATTCACATATCGCTGGCGGATGGTCACCAGAATCAGCAGAAAATACATTTCGGAGTGACCGTCAATATAAAATGAGTATGGAACTCATCGATATCTATGAATGGTATAAGTATCGTAGACCTAATAGAGTCGAATATGTAATGAATATAGTTAGAAAACCACGTAAATGCCGTAAAAAAGTTGACCTGTTTGATATGCTTGATGAACTAGATGATCAAGATGACAGGCGTAAAGGTATTGTTAATGAAAAATTCTTGACAAATTCAGAATATTTTGAAATTCAAGAAGAATATGAAATGATTGATGAAACAATGTTGCAAAAGATTATAGCTCGTAGACATTTCCTCTGGACTTAAAACAAAGCCGACATTTAAATGTCGGCTTTGGGGGATGAATGACAACCGTAGACAATAAATAACACTGTACACATATTCATATTAAAACAAAGATAAAGGAGAAGTCTAGTGGCTCAAGATCAAAACAATGACGGCGAACTAAGTGTTGGTCCATCATTTGAAAGTGTTAGTTTATCTTCTTTTGGTGTATTTCCAATCTTTTCTCAAATTGATGAAATAACAGCAGAGCGTTGCGTAGAATTTATTCTAAAAGCAAATATTATGCTCAAACCAGATTTCCCATTAACGTTTTTTATTAATTCACCAGGTGGTTCTGTTACCGATGGTTGGGCGATTACTACTATGATGGAAACATCAGGTAATCCTATTTCAACCGTTGCGCTAGGTGAAATTTCATCTATGGGTCTGATGATTTTCGTTGCAGGTACCAAGGGTATGCGCATTATGACGCCAAATACGTTAGTATTAGCACATCAATGGAGCGGCGGCGCATATGGTAAACAACACGAATTGGTCGCTGCTAGAAAAATGCACGATCAACTTGAACGGCAATTTATGAATCATTTCCGTAAACATACCAAAATGTCAGAAAAACAAATCAGAGAAGTATTAGTAGGACCATCTGATATGTATCTAACACCTGAGGAATGTTTGAAATATGGAATATGTGATAAGATTTGCGATCCATTTTTACGTGATGATAGTGAAGTTGCAGATGTACTAAAACGTAAGCCTAGAAAACCGCGCAAAGCTAAAGAAACAGTTGCTCCTATTGCTTAATACGTTGCGCGATTACGTCGTCTAATTTAGTTAACCCTTCTAATATTCTGGCGGCGTAATCCTTTTTTGAAACAATCAGATATTCATAACGCGCAAATAATAAATTGCGTTGATCAAATAGCTTGTCGAGTGATAAATTTACCCACTCATCTGAAGATACTAGAACTTGTTCATCCATGGTTTAACCTTTTTGAAATAGAGTACAAAACTATTTATCGCCGTCGGCGGCACAATAAATAATTTTAACAAATTAGTAGAGAGCATAAAATGAAACTTTCAGAAATTAAGACATTAAACGAAGGCCGTGTTCCAGCTCTTGTGAAATTAACAATTGAAGAAATTGTTAAGCATGGTAAAATCACTAATATGGCTCAAGCCGTAACATTAGCCAATGTTATTACTTTCCTTCAGTTAGCTAAGGATCCATCTAATTGGTCATCACTCGATGAATATCGTGATTCAGCGCTTCACGCACCAAGTTTAGTTGATGAGCTATTAAACTCTACACCAACAATTCAACTCGGTATTGCTAACGAAATCATTGTGATAATGAATAGTTATGATACTTTGAGTGTTTTAGGCACATCAATAAACACTGTCAATTTTATGAACAGTGTTCTTCAAGCACAATAAAAAGGAGATTACTTACTGACTATACACCCAAAAAGAAACAGATTTTGAACGTTTTACTTACCTCCTAAAAACAAAATAGTAAAAGGAGTAGTGCATATATGTCGAGACAAAAGTATCCACAGCCAGTTAAACAAGAAGAAGCGAAAGCATTTAAGCTTCGTCATCAAATTAAAGCTCGTAACGTAGCCCAAGAGCTTTATCTAGAATCTCTTCGAAATTACCCAATCACATTCTGTAATGGTCCTGCCGGCACCGGTAAGACATACTTGGTTATGGGTGTAGCACTGGAAAAGCTTATGAATAATGAGGTGACACGCATTGTTGTCACACGACCTATTGTTGAAGCCGGTGAACATTTAGGTTTCTTACCAGGAACGCTTGAAGAAAAAATTAATCCTTATTTGTTACCAATTCTTGATGCAGTTGAAGATCATATTGGCCCAACAATGACTAAAAAGTTAATTGATTCTGGAAAAATAGAAGTAGCACCTTTAGCATATATGCGCGGTCGAACACTCAATGATGCATTTGTTGTACTTGATGAAGCACAAAATACGACAAAAGAGCAGATGAATATGTTTCTTACACGGTTAGGTTATGGTTCCATTTTCTGTATCAATGGTGATCCACAGCAGTCGGATTTACCAAAACATAATGAAAGTGGGTTAAATTGGGCAATTTCACGCTTGAAAGGAGTAAATGAAAAAATACAAGTTATTGAATTTCATAAGTCTGATATCGTTAGACATCCTCTTATCTCAGTTATGCTTGATTACCTGGAAAGCCCAGTATCAACAATAACACCCGTGAGTCGAATTAACGGTAAGTCGCGTTATGATATGAACTCTTCAGCTGGTATGCTGTTAACACCAAATACTGAAACTCTAGCTAACGCATAATTTTAATACGCCAACAGGCCAGCCAAAAGGAGGGCTGGCCTGTTGTGTCCTCTAAAAGGAAGTTATATGGCAGAACAATTAATTGAATTACAAGGTGAAGAGTCTACAACGGCGGTGTCATATAACATTTGTCAAACAATAGACTTGCCTGATTTTAAAACTTATCGAGCTATCTGTGCTTGTCAGAGTTCAGAGCACGACCAATCATTAGCTGTTGAATTTGACAAAGAATTAAACTGCACTACTGTAACAATCTATTATACGGCATCAACTGCTGAATTGGGTTCATCTAATGATTATTTTCGTAAAATGTGGATGACTAATAATAATTGGTTTATTTCACAGTACGCATTAGTAGGTTGGTGGTTTACTGATATGTACAATAGATTCAAATATGCATTAAAGATTTTATATTCTGGTAGAATTGAATTAGAGAATTCATATCTAATGGATGAGAAAGAACATATTAAATCCTATCTCAATGCACTAAATTCTGCACTATCTAATATCGATAATTCAGGATGCAATAAATAAGCAATAAGTTAATTATCACTACGAGGTTTTTATGGCTCTCACTAAAGCAACAAAGGACGTATTAAGTATACCTGATATTTCCACTTCTCTGGTTACAGACAATACGCCTGGCGGACTTAATGCGCTTTTGTCTAGTACATATGCTGCTATAGCAAGTCCTTCATTTACAGGCGCTCCAACATCTGTCACCCCACTGAATACTAGCAATAACACACAGATAGCAACAACGGCTTTTGTGAATTCAGTATTGGCTGCAGGCTCTTATGGTAAAAACTCAAAGACTACTGGCAGCGGACCAAAAGTATTTGTTTCAACTGCTGTTCCGAGTGGCGGCGCTGATGATGATATCTGGTTACAATACGTTTAATTATGCCAATATTTACTAGAGTTAATGGTGTATGGCACGAAAGTACTTCTGCCACTGGTCCTAAAATTAAGGTTGCCGGTGTATGGCATCAGGTTTCTAATGGGTGGGTAAAAGTCGCTGGCGTTTGGAAACCTATTTGGACACAGTACGTGCCTGGCAATATCAGTTGGTCGGCAGCAGGAACATATAGCTTTATTATTCCACTAGGTGTGACATCAATCAATGTAATGATGATCGGCGGAGGCGGAGGAGGTGGCGCTGGTACATCATATGGTTCAGATGATGGTGGCCGCGCAGGTGGCGGCGGTGGCGGCGGTCAATATATAACGAATTCATATCCTGTTATTGCAGGTCAAACTGCTTCCGTGATAGTTGGTGCTAGAGGCGCTGCAGCAACTGCTGGCGCAAATTCACAAATTAGCATAGCTGCCTCTGGCTTAGTAATTGTTGCGAATGGTGGTAGGGCTGGAGGAACAAATACCGCTGGTTCTTTATATGCTGCTGGCGGTGCGCAAGGATTACCGTATAATGCTGGTAGCAAAGGAGCAAATGGTGCTGGCGGCGGTATTGGTGGTAATGGCGGTCCAGTAAATTCTGGTTCTGGTGGTGATGGTCCTATTGGAAATGGTGGTTATGGTGGTTATGGTTATGGTGCTGGCGGCGCAGGCGGTGGATCGGGTAATGCCGGAGCAGGTGATGGTTGTCAAGGCGGTGGCGGCGGCGGCGGCTTATCATTCGGTCCAGTTGGTGGAAATGGCGCTTCATGGGGCAGTGGCGGCGTTGGCGTCAATGGTTATATCTCAATTACATGGTAATAGTTTAAAGGAACTGAAATGGCATTAACAAAAGCAAATTCAGATGTTATCGACATCCCGAGTGTTTCGACTTCATTGAGTGTCGAAACAACGCCGGCCGGCATTAAAAAATATATTGATGATGTAGGACTTGTGAAAGCTCCTATTAATAATCCAACATTGACAGGAACTGTCAATGTTCCAACTGCATTAGCAAATGATAATTCAACTAAAGCAGCAAACACTGCTCACGTGGCTGCTAACTCTTATGGTTTAGATAGTAAATCAACAGGCAGCGGACCAAAGATATTTGTATCAACTGGCGGTCCATCAGGTGGTAATCCTGGTGACATTTGGCTACAATATATCTGATATGCCTATATTTACTAATATCGGCGGTGTATGGCATCAAAGCCCTGCTGTAACAGGACCGAAGGTCAATGTCGGCGGCGTCTGGCATCAGGTTTCTAATGCATATGTTAACGTATCAGGTCTTGGTTGGAGACCTATTTGGACGCGTGCTTTTAATCTTAATTACGTTTTTAGTGCTACTACAACTAATCAAAATTTGAGAACGATAGCATTGGCTGCAGGATGGGATGGTGTTTTACCGTTAATAGCAACTTACACCGTGAATAGTGGAGTGATTATTGGTTCTACTACCACAAGTGCATATGCTCTTGACACTGGAACATCTTTCCCTAATGGGTCATCACTCACGTTAGTAAACAACTATTATATTGTCGGAGCAGGTGGTACCGGTGGTATTGGTGGTAATCAATATTTCGGTACTGGTGGAGCTGGCGGAGCAGGCTATACTCCAGGTGAAGGTAGATGGGGTAATTCTGGTAATAATACCGGTCAACCTGGTGGTTCTGGTACTGCCGGTGGACCTGCAGTAATTGCTAGAGTTCCATTAACCATCATTAACAATGGTGTTATCGGCGGCGGCGGTGGCGGAGGCGGCGCAGCAGGTAATGGACCAAATGGATATGTATATCAACCATCAGGCACATTAACAACCGGCGGAGTCGCTTGGCCGCCTAATGGTGGTAGCGGTGGTAATTTAGGTATGCCTGGTACTGGCGGCACCATATATAATGGTAGTTCTGGCGCCGGCAATGGCGTAGGCGGCGCCGCAGGTTATGCTATTACTGGTAATAGCAATATTAGTTGGTCTGTATCTGGTTCAGTATTAGGTCCCGTGGCCTAATAAATAAAAGTAATCATAACACCATATAGGAAGTACAATGGCAAAGAAGAAAATACCATACGTATACTTATTGAAACATAAGCCAACAGGTAAATTTTACTATGGTGTTAGATTTAGGATGGTTAATCGGTAGAGCTATATTTGTTGGAGTAACAAAATGAAGAAGAAAATACCACCGCTTGCTTTAGAAATATCTCAAACACAGGCAAATGTGTTGTATTTGAGTCTTATTGAGCACAAGCGCGAAAACTATCTCGGCATTATTGACAACATCAATAACACTGAGGTAACTGCGTATGTACTAGACTTTGCTGAACAGCAAGGAATCTCTATTCCATGGTTACTCAGCATTGCTAATATCTGGTATTACAAATCGTCGGGTCACAACCCATTCTCTTATGAGCTAGCTCGTTTAGGTTTGACACAAAGAGTTCAAGGGATTTTACGTACTTATGATATCAATAATGTTGTACGTATTAAAGGTATGCCATTTACCTATGATGTAGATCGAAGACCTAAGGTAAGACGCAGACGCGTCGTTCCAGTACCACAGGGTATTGAAGTTATTCTGAGAAAATCTTCAATGTAAACAACAGGGAGTCATTACGACTCCCTGATGTTTTATCTTGCTTTCGTTAAGCTTGTTGAAACGTTAGGGCCACCAGGCAAATCACCCTGTGCTTTTTGTTTTACTTTAACATTTTCAATAGATGGTAAAATGCCATCGCTAACTTTTTCCAATCTATGTTGGTTAATGAAAAACACATCTGGATTTTTGTTATCATTACTTTTCACTGTAATGCCATAAGTAATGCAACCATTTAAGTATGTGCAACGATTAGTTGCAATACCGATCTGTCCTGATGCTAATTCCTTAACTTCAACGCCGAGTTCAAACATTGCTTTTTCGGCAGGTATCGTCAATTCTGAAATACCCTTACCTGTAACTTTCAGCGTAATCTCATCGATAAACATCGCTTCTGGAAATTTATCACCTTTTATTTTGGGCTGGACGGCATATTGATCCATACCTGAAATATGTTCATATTTTTGAACTACAAGTCCCTTAAAACCGGATACAATATCTTCAACTGCTAATCCTAATTTAATACTCATCACCTTCTCCTTTATGCACCGTTTTTGTAAAATCCTGCACCTTTTAACACAAAACCTGCTGGAGCACTGATCTGTTTCTCCATAGTATCACCACAATCTTGACATATTACTACAGGTTGCTCATCATACTTGTGAATCTTTTCTGTCTTATTAAGACAGACTAAACATTTATATTGAAACAATGGCATTTTATTCCTCAGCTATGTATTTTTGAATATTTTCGAATGCTTGACTATTAAGACTCGCAAGTTTTTGTGATAAAAAGATGTTGTTTCTCTTAATGAATTCAGTTAGAAACTGTTTACGTGCAGAAACAAACTCAGCAAAATTTCGTTTTGGTCCATATGTAGGTTTTGCATATTGAATAATAGGACGATATTCATAGAACACTCTCAAAGTGTGTGCTAGAAAAGTATTATAACAGGATCCTAAACGATACAAATCTAAATCCATAAATTCTAACATTTCTTCTGTTACTTGAAATGAACTGCTTTGTGCTTTATGATTTACTGTTAGCATAATCATATTGTGAGCAGTTTCTACAATATCATCATTAATTCTACCTACACATTCATTGCGCATAAATTGTGCAGATGCCGCTTCATTATGTGCAAAACCTGGAATGTAAATGATATCGTGGAACAGAATAGCTAAATACTGTGCATCCGTTAATTGAATACCATATTCATCTGCCACAACTAACATTTCCTCGATATGATTATAGTTATGGTAATATCTAGAGGCGTCAAAATACATACTTGTTAGATTCCGCAATCTTGTAACGCCTAAAGCATAAACCAAAAAACTTTGTGAGAAAATAGGATTTTGCATAATAACCTTTAAATTGATTTTCTGAGGCTATAGAATTCACGAAGCTTAACTGCAAGCCATTTATCAAAGTCCTTCTTGAAAGCTTCGTCGCAAACAGGAAGGTCAGTCTTCAATTCAAGTTCTTTCAGTTGATCAAGCTTGTTTGCAAGATCAGCCTTGATTGGATCAAGTGGAAGTTCACCACGTTTCACTGACAGCAGATAGTTCACATACTCAGGCTGAAACGGGAATGATAGCTTCTTCGTAGAAAGAAGATCGAGACCTTCATTCACAATCCGAAGCGCATGCATCGTTGCTTTCCAGTCAACGTTGTGTTCAGAAGCTTGATCTGCTCTTGATCCGTACTTCTTTTCCAGTGCATCAAGAACTTTCAATGTCTGGACAAGAGTGTTTGTGTACGGAAGCGTCTTCTCGAGAATGATCAAGCAAGGCTTCATTCTTCCACCGCCGATGTCGTACACATCACGTCTGAAGTACTTTGGATATTTAGCAGCAAGTTGGTCGACGTATGGAACCCAGTGCGGTGCATCATCAATGATAGAAAGCGTTGCATCATCGGACTTGTAATACAAATCAACTTCAGTGATCAAAGTATTTAGAGCACGAGTAGCATTCAGTCGTTCACCTTTGAACGAGTACAGAGATGCTTGATTAACGACGTAACCCATCATCGCCTTGATGTTAGATGTCAAGAACTTTTCACGCATCTCTTTAACGAACTTATAGAACAGAAGATTCTTTCTATCAACATCATCATTCCAACCATAAAATGTTTGATTTGCATGATTGCCATTGATCGAAAATGCCAACTCGATAGCGTACGTTTGTCCTTCGACGAAGTGCTTTGCAAACACTTGCAGAGGGATGAATTCTTCATCAACATCATCTGCACCATTGCGAGTGTTCATCGCAGTATTTGTCTTCTTGACCTTGTTCTCGATCTTCTTGCAAAGCAGCAAGCTATCAAGATCAGGAAGAACGATGTGTTTCCAGTCAACATCAGACGTTGGTGTTTGGGTTCCATAAAGTCTGGAACCGAACATGCATGAAAATAATTTTTGCATTATGATTTCCGTCGTTATAATATTTGAGATGTTTTACTTACAATATATGATACAGTATCAGAATTTCTTCTAATACGATAAAGTCCTTTTATTGATGATTTTTAATTATATCATCAATTGACTTCAATGTAAACTAAATTTTACCTCTAATTATTTCTAACATGGATGGGCAACCTTGAAGCATCTGTTCAAGTCTATTTTGCCAGGTGATTTTCTTTCTTTGCAGTTCCATCTCAGCATATGGGACATATTCACCGTTTTGCTTAATTAAAATACCTTGATCGTAAGTAACAATATGCTTTGCTGAATTCATAATGCACCTCAATGTAATGATGGTTAGAAACATATTTATCGTTTTACCGTTTGATTACAATTATAACTCATCAAGAGGCATTCCCGCTTCAATTAAATGAAGCTGCAGAATAATTACCATACTGTAAGCACAGGCGTGACTACGCTTAAATGCATATTCGCCTGATCCTTTTGTATACAGAATCCGTTTAGTCGTTTCTTTATTAATTAGATAAGCATCAAGCAATGATCTTTTACCCGGTCTAATTAATGCTATCACATCTGCTAATTCATCAACAGACTTAGGCTTAACTCTTGCTAACACATCACCATGTCTACTTAATTGAAACAATTTTTCTACTACACTTGGTATCAATAACAGCGACCAATTCGGTTCAAGATTAACTAATTGACATACTTCATCATGTGATGAAAAATGCTTATACACGTTCAAGTGCAAAAAATCCAGCTTCATAAAGCCTAAATCTTCTGCTATGCTGTACGGAATAGCAGCCAATTTTGTAATAGGGTCCTGACCGATATCCTGTGGATATGCACCACACGGATGCGGCGTTAATTGACTGTTTTTGAAAACAGCAGCACGTTTCCATAACGGAAAAGCACTACTGAGTTCAAAGTCTGGCTTGAGGTCGATATCAATATCCACGGTTTATTTCTTTTAAGGCGTATCACCAGCTAATTTACGATTTGCAACATACATATCGTATTCCTGCTGCAAAATCGTACCGATATCACTATCAGCATTTACACCATGAAGTGTCATTAACGAGTCACGAATTTCTGATGACACCGAATTCGTATAACGTTCACTCCACTGTTCAAAACTTAAAATCTTTGCCATATATTTCTCCTAACCTTTACGTAAAGTACCCAATAAAACTGCTGTATTATATCTTACCAAAAACTCATCATAGTCATCATAGTTTTGCATATCCTGGATTAACTTTGGTGCTAATCCATATTCATATAATATAGCATTTCCATGTAACATTTGCATCAAGCTTGTCCAAAATTCGATAGATGCATCTAGGTCTTCATCTGATAATGCTTTGAATTTTTCATATTGTGATGTCATAACCCGATATCTTTCGTGAGAGCCCGAATATCATCCATTAATTTTTTATGAGATTCGAACTTATCAGTCCAATATGATATGCTAATCACTTTCAATAATTCTGATCTATCCGTTACGTCGAGTTCAAGTAATCGTTTTTTAAATGTCTCTGCTGCAAATAATAACCAAGGTGTCAATTCGTGTTTACGTATCAATGCACCAATTTCATTTGATGATAGCAATGAAAATATTTGATTAAGTGGTACCTCTGCCGCTTCTGACATTCGTATCAAAAATTCTACACTGTTTTGCACAAGCACTAATGGATCAGTTCCATTTTCTAACTTTTTCAGATACAGTGCATAGCATGCATCACGCGTCCAAATAGTCGGTGATAATTCTCTTGCTGTCATCTCCGATAGAAACACATCGGGGTGTGCAATATCCAATTTTACCACATGCTCAGCAAATCGGTAAAATGAATTAAAATATCGAGAATTAGAAAAGGTGTCAATATTTGGCACGGTATGTTTCTTTGCTCTCATCCAATCTGCGTAAAAAGCATATGCCGATTGTCCAAGAACTGATTTTAATTTATCCATCTTTTCACGTGGGGCACAAAAATGCTCCATAAATCTTGTTTCGTATTTAAACGTTTTTTTACAGAAACTGCAATGCCATCCTGTAACAGATGTCGTTTTAGATGACGGATCAGTTCGTCGATGTGAGGTAGCCTTTTTTAATTGATCAACATTCATTAAATGAATTCCTTCTTCAAAAGCGCTATTTCATCTTTCTGATAACCTAATGCTTCTGCATATTCCAGTATTTCGCTATCCGATATTAAATGCAGTACTGCTTTTGCTTCACGAGTGCTATACTCGTAATAGTCACACAACACTTTTAGTTTTTTGTCATTCTTATTCTTTTTGCCATTCTTTGATGCAACCCAACTATAACGTTTTGGTGTTTTGCTACTTGAAACACCTAACAAGCTAAGTAATAATTCTGGATGCTTACCAAATTGAAATACCACATAATTCACAAATTCGTTCAGGTAAATGATCTGACGAAAATCTTGGCATCCAGACATCCACTTCATAACAATGAGAGCTGAAAACCCTTTTTGTTCATCTTCTGTTAGTGTACCCCATATATCTCGTTCTCCTGTGTCAATTCTTGACATTAGTCCAAAGATATCTAGTTGAAACTTTTTATCAATCATACTAAAGAACCGATCTCCCTTAATTGATCCATAATACGCTCAGCTTCAGTCAATGCTTCCTTGACATATTGATCATGTTCACCAATTCGTTCTACCATGTTCGTTGTTGCCTGATAAAGATCAATAAGAGCTTCCAAAACCTGTTTATAGTTTGGTTCAATCATGGTAATACTCCCTGTTAGATTAGTTGAGAAAGCTCTATGAGACAAGCAGCAAAATTGAGTTCGGGGTCTGCAACAAGACTATGGCGATACAAATAGTTAGCAATAATAATAGTTGCTGCATCTTGTTTTGCTTGATCAAAACCTTTAATCTTCGTAAGATTCTGATAGAGAAATCTATACAGGTCCTCAAACTCTTCACGTGATGCATTTTCACATACGAGTTTACGAACAGTTTTAAAATCGCCTTTAGTTAAAAAGTCAATTACACCAAAACGCCAATCCGTAGTTGTGGCAGCTTCTGCGATAGTCAATGTCTTATTCACTGAATGTTGCTGTGCTAAATTGATGGTATAACGGATATCGGGATAACCAATGGTTACAATTTTATCAAGCGTATCGAGATCAAATTCTACACCTTCTTCAGCAAGAATTTCTGCAATGTGAACGGTTAGTTCATTCTTATCAGGAGCTTTAAAATGAAAGTGTTGGAATCTCGACTTAACTGCTGGCATAATTTTATTCTCATAATTACACGTGCCAATAAACCGGCAATTATCAGAATAATCTTCCATTACGGTACGGAGAGCTCCCTGCGCATTTGGAGTGAGAAAATCCATCTCCTCTAATCGCACTATTTTAAAAGCACTAAGTGCATATGATTGTGCAAAACTTTTAATCTTATCACGCATCGCATCAACACCAGTTTCTTCTGATGCCTTAATAAGCATTACATCATTATCATCGATACCTAGCTCATTTACGAGTGCAAGTGACATGGTTGTCTTACCTGTACCTTGAACACCTGACAAAAGAATATGTGGTATTTCTTTCTCAGCAACCATTTTTTCAAATTGTTGCTTATGCTGCGGATTTTGAAACAGATATGAAGCTAAGGTGGCAGGGCGATACTTCTCTACCCAAAGCCGTGTGAGGCGTTTTGACATTCACTTCTCCAAACTTATCAGCGTTAATATGATATTGTATCACAACTGAATTTGAAAGTAAATCAAAATATCAATAATGTTTATAGGCGCTAGAAGAATTTATATCTTCGAATGATATCTCAGAGCCTGGAATATCACGAGTCTTATTTAACACACTATCAAAATCATCTGCTGATGGCAGATTTACTTCTACGATTTCAGTTGATGGTGCAGAAGCTTTTAATAACTCATCTAAAGTACGTTCAGGTAATATCTTAGACTGTTTGGCTTTTCGAATTTTTGGTTTTTTAACTACAGGTTCAATGACAGGTTCAATGACAGGTTCAATGACAGGTTCAATGACAGGTTCAGGAACTACTACCTTTTTCTTTGGTGTTCTTTTTTTAGGTTCAACTATAGGTTCAACTATAGGTTCAACTATAACAACTTCTTGTGCTAATTCTTCTGTAGTAGTTGCAGTTTTTTCAAGATCAAGAACAACACTTTCGGTAACTACTTTTTCTTTAGCAACATGTGCTAATCTCTTTTGACGTTGATCTGTTAAAAAATTACCACATAGTACCAATGTTACGGCAAGTGGATCAAACACTGAAATTATAAGCAAAATAATCCATTTAACTGATTCTTCAACGGTAATATTAAATGCTTTTGCCATATACATGATCGGCCCGGCGTGCGCTTCAACATTAGCATTCTGTGCTTGTAATTCAGGTAGTGTTTTATCTATTTCAAATAATCTATTCGTAATAGTGGTCTGTTCATCTTTAAATTGCTTTATTAATCGGGTTCTACCAGTAACACTGTTTTCTGGCAGTTTTGCGATTTGATTGTCAATACTTTCCTTACGTGTTTGCAATCTACCACGTTCATCTTGTAATGCAACTACTTGTATATTACTCTGTTTTGTAGGTGCAATAGCATTCTGAAAGGCCGCAGATAGATATCCAAAAGCCCCTACAGAAGTAATGATCATCGTAACTGCAGCAGCGGGCAACATATAAGCTCTAAGAAGAAATGGTAATTTAGTCCAAAACTTATATAAGATTGTGATAACAATGAGTTTGCCAATATCTAATGCAACGGCAAACGCCATTATAACCAAATCTTTACCTAAAAAACTACTGAGACCTATTACGGATACATAAGTACCCAGTAGTTCTACTGAAAAAGCTGCAATGAAAGTTGTAATAATTAGGAACATTTTATGCCGATAAAATTTTCTCATCAGATACCGCTAACACCCGGGTATCATCAGTACGCCAAATTCGCTCATCATCGGTGACATAAAGTCCTGGTGTCCAAGCGAGTGGCTCAATTAGAATGTATAGACCTTCTTTAATTTCTTCATCTACTCTGTTACCGACAGAGAGTACTTTTCCCCAGCGTGGTTCTTTTTGATCTGCTTGTCCAGCAACTACTAAAATACCAGACTTTGATTTAAGACCTAAATATTTACCTTGTGTATCATCAACGAATTGAAAAAGAATTGAATTACCGATGGCCTGAAGTTTCATAATATTCCTTATATGTTATAAAATAATTATTCTGTTAAATCTGAATCATCTTCAACGCTATTTGCACTAATATTCATAGCCGAAAAAGCAAGTGCCATAGCATCTACAGCTTCACCCGTAACCGATTCAATCTTCACGCCTTGTATGACGGTGTCCTGTCTAGCTCTGGAACGTAATCCATCTTTTTCATCAATAAATTCTCTACGCGCCTGAACAATACCAGGCGCTGGAGCCTTTGCAATTGCAGCAGTTATTGCTAAGATATCGAAATCTACAAGTTCACCACGTGCACTTCTAGCCGTCTTTGACATTGATCTTCTCCTTTATAAATTATAGGTACTTGACAGATTGCGCAATTTCATAAATAATTCAACAAACTGTTATTGTGATTCGTTACAATAAGCGAATCGTGTTATCAGAATGCTTACTTTTTATTTATAGTCTTCGTACCGTAAACTTATTTACGTGTGAGCCTAAATATTGTAGTTTTTCCGGTTATTACTGATGTAGAATGTCGATAACCAGATGATACTTTCAGATTCTTCTTAATAATGTGCATATAAATCTTAGCACGTTTTTCATCATCTGCTGTAAACATTATAATGTCAGGCGCATAAGTGTCTATAAAATCTGACATAACAGAACTGATTAATGAGAATACCTGAAATTCACCGCCACTACCTGTAGATTTTGATGTAGACGTTTTATTATCTATCTGTTCAGAAAATTCCATTACCCAGGTATCAGGTTCAGTAAATACAAAAGATACTGATATTACCCGATTATTAATTACTGAATGCACTTTCATTTGTGACGCAGTACTTGCATCTATGTCATAGTGAATTTTCGTATCTAAAATTTCAGTAATTTTCATAGTACCTCAATCATGTAAAAATTCATTCATTGGTATGTTATATTTTACAGGGTCAACACAGTGCAATCCCGTAAGATACAGCAAATATGATGCGCAACTCGATCCTCTACCAACACCCCATAAAATTTTCTTTTCACGTAGTGTATCAGTCACATAAATGATTGTCTTAAGAAGCATAATGAGATTACGTCTTTTAAATTCCTGCAATTCATTATCGATTCGTACTAATCTTCTGTCAGAATCTGTTTCATTTATTACTGTAGTTTTAAGATCACAAACATATTTATCAATGTCGATATCTGCATATTTCTGAGGTATCAACCAAGTATGACTTAATGCTGCACACTCATTCTTAATACCAATTTTTTGATTTGCTAGCACATTGAAATCTGTTACTTCTTGAGTGAGGTGTGTCACTGTAATTTTATCGATTGGTACACCCAACAGGAACAAATGTTCCAGTGTATCAGGATCGACTTCAACAGAACCATCATACCATAAAGTGCGATCTGTTAAAACACTTTTCATTGTTCTAGGCTTGGTAAATAATCACATTGAACACCATACTGTTGTAGAATTTCTATTCCAGTACGAAGTCTGTACCATTCACGAAACACAACTCTAACAATTTTTGCCTGTAGAATTAATTTAGCACATTCTGGACAGGGTGAAAGAGTGCAGTACAATGTAGTCCCTGCTGCACCATTACCACCATTAGCAGCCAACTTTAAAATGGCATTAGCCTCAGCGTGTAATGTTAGAGGATTGGTGATCATCTCACCAATCTCATTAAAGATGTAATTGCCGTTTACATCCTTTAATTCACAACTATCATCAGCGGTACTTGCTGGCATCCCGTTATAACCATCAGAAATGGTCTGATTTCCCTTAACTAACACAGCACCAGTCTTCTTTCTCAAGGCCTTGCTACGCTTTGCCCAATTTTCAGCATTGCGCATATATGTTTCATCAAGAGTTAGTCTAGCTTCCATTAGTGCACAACCTTTGTACTGATGTTTTCGCCGATAATCTCATCTGCATATTCAATAATTTCTTTAAAGGTTTGGTAAATTTCACCATCACCTTCTAATGCATTTTCAGAAATTTGATTAATCAAGGCATCCTGAATAGTACCAATATCACCAGACACATAGAAATTGTAGTTATATGCTTTATCCTCCGGATCACCAATGGTTGTAACTAGCATAATACTAACACCAGAATCTTTATCGGTTAGTTGATTAAATGTCTCAATTATACCTTTGAGTTGGTCTTGAATGGTACTCATTAAACTGTACCAGTCGAACCAAAACCGCCCGTACCACGTTTACCAGCCACATGAATTTCTTGATATAGTTCAGACTCAGGAACTTCAATAGTTTCTGCAGTAATAATTGGAAGAAGAATTGCTTGAACTATTTTTTCGCCGGGGGCGATGAATTGAGTATCATCACCGACATTGATTATGTTGATATGTACTTCGCCAGCATAACCATGATCAATTACACAGGCACCGACGATTAAGGATTTCTTAGCAGCAACACCAGATTTGTTGAAAAAGATTAAAGCATATCCAGCCGGCACTTCGACTTTAATGCCAGCAGGAATTTTAACACTCTGACCCGGTTCAAGTACGGTATTACCTACATAATCATTAGGGATATACAGATCAAGACCCGCATCTGCACCTGAATTTGCACGTTTCGGTGCGGAGACATCCCTCACCCTCGAAAATTTGATATACATTCACACACTCCATGGGATCAATTAAAGAGTGCGCAGCGGATGCATATCAACAATGCTCTTTAATCTATAGAGAGCATTATATCATAACAATCACAAATAGTAAACAAAAATTGATTAAAATTCAATTTTTATGCCTTGAGCTTTCATCGAAACTCTTAATTTATCTGGTGTCATCCAAACTACTTTTCCAGATATTTTCAATTTCTTTTTCTGTGACATCGATTCATTTGCAAGGTCTAACAATTTCTGTCTGGTTGTTTTAAATGATACATAAATTCCATAATCTGTTCGTACTGTCACTTTATTTGTGTCAGATGTTCCATAACCTGATTCAACTACAGCATCTTCAATTTTTTCAACAACACCTTTACACGCGAACACTGAATCCACTTTAAGATTTGGGAACATATCACCTATAACTTCTGCTTTTGCTATCTTTAAAGCCTGTTTCAAAACTGCATTTACCTGTTTTTCTGATAGACTTCCTCGATTCAACCATTGATCAAAAAGGGATTTTATAAAATCGTCTTTATGTTTAACGCTGTTATATGGAATTGTTTTATATGGATCATCTCTATCATAACTATCATCTAATAACGTAGAAAAAAATACTCTATGTTGCTCTATGTCTAGAAAATCTAATGACTTTTCTCTAGACGCTTTAAGTGATTGCTCACGATCTACTTGACCCTGTTGAATTTCTACTAATTTCATATTGATTCCGTGTGAATAGAGTGGTACATATATGAGTAATAAGGAACTTCAATGAAGTTCCTTATTTACCATTTTACCAAGTTGCTATAGGAGTTCTAACCCATGTATCGGCGGCAATGCAAACATACAGGTAACTAGCATCACAGAATATTTGTCCTCTGATACCAGTATCAGTTGCTGTTGCTGGCGTACCACTGTTCATATTTGCTGCTATAATACCTTGTCTAAATGATAATTTCATTCGTATAGCCTCGCTGTTGTTATTGAGTCAGCACCCCAAACGACAAAATGGGATATGTGATAGTTATATTTATCACATATCCCAAAAACAACGATAACTTATGCTAATTTTCTGGCGTTACTTTCGTAATATCAATATCAGCTGATAAAATCACAACTTTATTGTTAGGAAATACTGATTTAAGCTCATCTTTGATATGATTAAAATAATCAACCATTCTCGATTTTGGATAATTTAGTGGGCAAGTAACTCTAACCATTAATACATCATCCTTAGCAAGATTAATACTTTTTACTTCTAACAATTCCATTTTATTTCTCCTATTAACCGCACTTTGACGACCCACAGTTCATACAAGAACGGCAACCTTCTTTGAATACTACCTTGTCGCTTCCGCATTCCTGACATTTTTCACCTTCAACTTTTTCACCATCGCGGATAAAAGTTGAGAGATATTTACGAATTTGGAAGATAAAGGTACCAACATATGCACCATCTACTTTATCGAGTTCAGCAACAATATTCTTTATCATAACACCGTGACGCAGATTCAGTGAAATTGCTCTAGTAATCTTTGATGGATTATTATCAGACTTAACTTTTTCTGCCATACTCTGAATGTGCGCATTTGGAATCTTTTTACGATTAGCAAGTGCAAACATCCGTTCAATAGCATCCTCAGTAGTTACATTCTTCTCGGTATTATTCGTATGAACGAATAGAGCAAGTGGGCGACCACGATTTTCACTCATATGAACCGTCAAATACCATTTACGACCTTCTGCTCGGATAACTTTAACCTCAGCAGGAAAACTGTCAGGTAGTGATACATCATCGAGAATGATTTCTTCATCAGTATCATCTGCTGTCTTTTCTTCCTTAGCAGAAAGAACACTTGACATGGTGCCTGCTCGGTATGTTGTTAAACCCTTAATGTATCCTGTCTTGTATGCATCAACATAAAGAGTTTTGAAATCCTCATAAGGGTAATCATTAGGAATATTGATAGTCTTACTACAAGCTGAATCAATCCAACGAGTGAAACCTTTCAAATCCTTAACGTGATCTTTAGCATCAAGGTTTACTGTTGTAACAGCCCAATCTGCATTAGGTGACCATTCGCCGAGCGCCTTGAGGTATTTAACAGCATAATCTTCACATAGAACTTCCTTAGTGAGACCTCTACTCTTATCAATTTTCCATACAACACCATTCTCATCTACACCACGAAGAATCTCTTCAGTACCTTCAAATGATTTCTTAAACATAGCTGTTTCATACCATTCACCTTCATACCACTTAGGAGTAAGATGTGCAATATGATCAGGAACAGATTTAACAATCACCGTGCGAACATATTCAGGCATAAAGATTGGTTCAAGACCACCTGAAACATTATTTGCTGCTAGTGAAGTATTACCTGTAGGCTGAATAGATAAACACGAAGAATTGCGAATACCAGTAACAGAAAGTTTCACCATGTAGGTCATCGGCAAATTCAAACTCTTTACGAATTTACCGACCGCGTGTTGTTCAGGATCACAATACTTAAAGCAACCCTTTTCAACTGCTAGATCGATTGAAGACATATACGCCATACGAGCAATAGTTGACATAACCTGTTCACGTAATTCATCGGCTTCGTCTGAACCAAAACGCACCTTCAACATAAACAGAGCACTGCCCCATCCAAGAATACCGACGCCAATGCGTCGTTTATTACGCATACTGTCAACATATTCTGGTAGCGGAGCATCCGAATAACTATTCACATTGTCAAGGAATCGAACAAGATAACTAACGTACTTTTCCATTCTCTTCAAATCGAAACCGGTACGATCAGCATTAATAAACTGTGAAAGATTTACTGAACCTAAATTACACACATTACCTGGGCTTAAAGTTTGTTCCCCGCAATTGTGAACCAAAATACCATTTGCGAAGAAGTTGTGATTATTTGTCGTTGTGATGTCATAAACATCTTCATTTTCTGCTTGTCTTACTTTTATGATACGTGCACGTTTGACTGGCTGATGCATTTCCATTCCTTTAACTCCTTCTTGTAATCTTCACAATAATCTGTAATGTCATCCACGACAACAATTTTTAAGTCCGGATAATCTAATCTCAACAGATCAACTTTATACATTCTATTCTTGAAATAACCTTTAATCTCAACTATACACTCTTCATTTCCATTCTCATCTAACAAGATAAAGTCAGGTCGATAACCTTCGCCGTTGCTTAACTTATACTGGCGACCTTCATACAACCAATCAATATTGTTTCTTTCTAACCAACGAGCAAACATGAATTCCCAAGTACTACGTAACCAAACAGTATCACCATTCTTTCTAGTGAATCTACCCTGAACACCCCGTGAAACTGACTTATGCATTTCAGGTTTACTGTTGCACCAATCGTACCAAGGATTCTTATCACCAGTAACCCGTTCTGATCTAAACTTTTTAGTTATCTCAGTTGAAACATCATAACCATGTCGTATTTCTACACCACAGTATTCAAACAACGCTCTCATTCTAGAGTAAGATAAATCAAACTCTCTAGCAAGAACCTTTATACCGTATCCTTCATCATAAATCGATTTAAGATATTTTGATGCTTCAATTGGTGGAAGATTTTCAAGTTTAGCTTTTTTGCGTAACGGTTTAGAATAGCTTGTTATCTTTAAATAAAAATCTAGAAGCTCCTTCTTATGTTCTTCATTGAGTGTCATTCTTAGCTGAGTGTTCCAAGGTTTCATAATAGCTCCACACGTTTAGTATGAAGCTATTTATACGAATCCTTACGGCATTTACTTTTTCAAATATTTTGACATAGCATAATGCAAAACATTACAATAGATTGGTACATTTAACTTAGCTAATCTGTCATCTTCTGTTATTGAGCGTTTAACTTCCTGTTCTCTATCTAACAATAACCGAATAAATTTTGTTCGGTACAATGTAATTTCTGATTGTGAAATTGCTCCCTTGCGTTGAACAAATTCTGATTCACGTTCAGATATAATCTTGTCAATTTCAGCACCATAATTGTAAGTGTGAGAAGTTAAACACTGATTAAGCGGCGGACAACAATTGGCGTACACGGTATTTGCTACTGTTAGCACCTCTGCCACACACCGTTCAGTAATGCCTAAATCATTAAATTCATTCATTTTTGTTTCATCTGTTAGAATAAGAATATCGTCTTCGTTCAATTGAGAAGCTTTAACATAACCACGATTCTCAGTGAACACTTTATGATCTGGTGTAAGTTTAAGAGTAGAACCGTCATCAAGTTCTAATTCTATAACATTTGCATTTTCACGCGTCTTATCTGCAAAAACGATATCTTCATATTCGGGTTGATTCGTTTTAACATTGAGAGTTGTTGCCATGATGCGTTCACCAGACTTGATGCGGTCACATAGTGCTTTCATTGTCATACTGCCTTTATCTGTCAGCACTAATGTATCACCTGTCACGCACGGATTTGTGCTTGTGATGGTTTCACCGTAATACAATGGGTTAAAATCATTAGCGCGATCAAGGAACAATACACCAGGTTCAGCCCTGTTGTATGTAGACTCCATGATCAAATTCCATAACCACTTAACAGAAACAGTTTGATAAACATTTACTGGATAGCCTTTTGCTTTCCATTTCTTAATGTTACCATCCCATTCCTTCTTGTATTTTGGGTGAGTTGTTTCAGGAAAGATAAGGTCCCATTTATCAAAATTTTCTACAGCCTCACCAATTTCAGAACCATGCTCTTCATAACCAGGTACGCCACGATCAATAAATGCATCTAGTTTATTGACCTTTTCGAGTCGCTCCATAAATTCATCAGAGACATTTACGGACATATTAAACTTGCTCAATCTACCGGCTGCTTGCTTTGCTGTGATAAATTCGATGACATCTGGATGCCAGATGTCAATGACGCCCATCTGAGCGCCTTTACGAATCTTACCTTTAGCTTTTGAATTAGTTGATTTTTTACCAGAACCAGAAGTGACGATTTCAGATGACTTGTCAAACAGTTCCATATACTTAACTGCACCTGGAGATTCGACACCGATACCGTGAATAAATGCACCACGCGGTCGAAGGGTAGAGAAATTGTTACCCCAACCACCTTCTGCCTTAAGCGTTTTAGCTTGACCTTCTAACAATTCGAGAATACCAGCTAAACTGTCTACATCACCCTTAGGCTGCGGTCCAACAAAACAGTTCATTAAGGTAGTGCCTTTCCACTCTGTACCTGCATTAGAGTAGATACGACCGCCAACAGTTACAAGAAAATTCTGCAGCATCTCGAAGAAATTATGTGTCCATAATGCTTGAAGTTCTGGAGTATTTTCAACTGAGGCAATAGCTTCAGCCACACGGTAAAAAGTATCATCAATACAGGTATCTTTATGATCTTTATATGTGCTTTCCCAAATTTCAGATGAAAATGGGTTAAGAAAAACCGTTTTATTTGCATATTCGCGTACAGGGTTCATATTTCTTTCTTCACTTAAGGTTGTCATTAACTTCTCCAATGTTCTTATTGTCCCGATTCCAGAGCTCAGTTTTCCTTTGGACTTGCATTTGCAGGTAAAAAGACAACTGCCCAGAAAAGGGCAGTTGTTAAGGGCTATTAAGCTTTATGAATTAAATGCATTATAACATAAATCTCTATGTTTGTATCAATATTTGAAACTATTTTAAGCATTCTTTTTTAACCAATCACGAAGCATTTCTACTCGTGATAACCAACCTTTTAGAAACTTTGCATTTGTTGGTTTTTGTTCAACTAATTTTTTGTAAAACACTACTCTAGCATCAAGTAACTTTGATGCTATAACTTTTGGATCAGCGCCATTTGCTAAACGTAATGTCTGTGGTCCAAATGAGCCATCAACTGGTTCACAGCCTGATGCCATTTGTAACAATTTTGTAGCACGTGAACTACCAGCATTTACTGCTGCATCAAAATGAATCACATTAACTGGAAACATTAGCTTATCACAATGATTCATAGCCCAATACCGTTTTTCATAAATCATTCTAGCGGTCGCCAAATCTAATTCTTTAATGTTAACATCAGGATTAGTATTCTTAGCAACACCATATTTAGTTTCGCCGCCAGCATCGTCTGGGTCATTTACATAACCAACTTTACGATTTAGTTCCTTAGTACCCATTTTACCAGAAATGGTATCAGGATCAGCAGAGTTAAACCATGGTCCTACCTCAGATTCCATTATTAAATCAAATGCTTTGACAAAATTATCATCCATGTCATACTCCTGTGCTAGTGTAAAAATGTATTTATACAAGCGCCGACGCAGACATGGATTCTAAAACTACAATTCGAAACTAAGAACTAAAACTAAGAACTAAAACTAAGAACTAAAACGAAAGAAGATCACCAATAGCTTTATTGTAAAGCCAACGATGAAGATCGTGTGGACCAATCGTTACGGCCATTTCGTGTGACTTACCATTGTACATCTGAGGACCAATTGGATGACAGAATAATGTGCTCTTCTGAATCAATGGGTGAACAACTGATCCTTCAGGAATAAATTCCATCACATTGATAGGTGAAATAGATACTCGAGTAACCGTAGGTGACATCAATACTGCTTTGTATGCCATAGTTGCACACTTTGACAAAGGAACAGTATCAACAGTGTATGTGTCATCATCAGCAATCAAAATATTCCATGCAGCAGGTAGAATAAATTCAAAGCCTTCAATCATAACACGAATCATTGGTCCCGTAGTATCTTCGAGATAGTTGATAGGTCCTAACACCCAATCTAAAAGAGCAGCAGAGAAAATCCAGTGATGCTTAATTACCACTGGGGACGATAGAGATTCAATCTCGTAGGGTTTGTTAAAATCAGGTAAGACTAAAATTTTCGCTCTCCTTATAAATAAATTATCTTGACAATCAGAGGTAACTATGAAATATTACGTTTATGCATACTGCAATCCATTAAAATCAGTTGAATACACTGTATGTGATTGTCAATTTACTTTTGAACCATTTTACATCGGGTATGGTAGTGCTAATAGATCAAATTCACATCTCATTGAAGCAACAACTACAACTACACTATCATTTAAACTAAACACCATACGTAAACTTATACGAAACGGTCTACCTCCAATAATAGTAAAACTAAAAGAATGTTTATCACGTGAAGCTGCTATTCAATTGGAAATATCTCTTATTGCACATTTTGGAACTAAAGCTTTTGTTAAAGGGTTAAAAACTGGTTGTTTAACAAATCTCGCTAAAGGCGGTCATGGTGGAGCATGGCATATAACTCCTGAATTTCGAGAAAAACAATCAAAACGATTTAAAGGTGTTCCTAAATCAGCAGAGCAACGAGCTAAAATATCAGCAACGAAAACAGGTAATACACACCATGATGATGCAGCACGAAAAAACATTTCAGAAAAAACTATCATAGCACTTCAAGACCCAGAACGACGTAAAAAGATTTCTGATACACATAAAGGTAAACCAAAATCAGCAGAGCAAGTTGCAAATATGACAATTGCTAATAACGATCCTGTTAAACTTGCAAAAGTTAAAGCAACTAAAATAGCAAATGGTACTTATAACTTTCCAAAACAATCAGCAGAATCGATAGCAAAAATGGCAGCTTCATTATCATTATATCTTAAACAGACTAACTGGATTAATGATGGTACAAATAATAAGCGAATTCCTAGCAGTGAACTTCAAGCATTCCTAGATGACGGTTGGCTTAAAGGTAGAATAATGCCTAAGAATTCTGGTCATAAGAAAAACCATTAAACTTATAAACTATTTGATGATTTATAGCAATCCGATTATGAATTAAATTCTTTTCAATTTGTGTAAAAAGTGTATTGAATAAAATGGCAAAAAATCAAAAGTTTTAGCATACAATAATGGAGTAATGGCTTTATTTATTTCGATGAACCTATTATCAATCTGCTCTTTTGACCAATTAGCGAAAGCATTTTTGTACATAAAATCACACAGGTAACAATCAATAGTTACTTGATTTTCACCATGCTTTCTATCTTTATACCATTTATATGCAAATGATAATAATGCGAAAACGTTAACCGAATGCCAAACATATATTATAAAGGAGATCATATGCTCTCCTTTAAACTGTCAACACGAACTGCTTACTAATTTCATTTGCTAATTCAAATTTAGCAGTATTGTAGAATTTCTGTCTTTCTGCATATTCCATAAGGGATTCAAGAGCAGTTTTAACAACGTCATCTGCAACAATCAACGGCTCAAAATCAATACTTTCATGGCTAAAATATACAAGCAGCATTCCGGCAATATGATTAGCATTTGCAAATTGCTTTTCATATAATGCATCAAGACGCTTATACTCCGGATCAGCTTCTACGGCATTTTGAATCTTTATTGCTTGCTCGATGTAAATGCTTGGATACACCCTTGCTTTTTCAGTTAATGCGTTAAAATCAGATAGTATCTTATCGGTTTCTTTACGCATTATATCAGTAACATCTTCACCATGCACCCAATAACGGTCTGACTGCTCTTTCATTTCTTCTGTTCTATTCTCACAGCTCATATATTTCTCCTATAACTTCACCTTGATCGGCTTTCCAACTGGGTACTTAGCTTCCTTATAAAAACGGGTTCTCTCTTTCAAATGCTTCTTAGCAAATTTTAAATCAGCTGATACATCTACAACATGGATAGTTTTCTTATCGTGAGCCATACGTGTTCCACGACCGACAGACTGTATCGCCTTAACGAAGCTTTTCCCTGGGTCAATCATCATCAGACAGAATACTCTATCAATACTAATACCCGTTGAAGCAATACCTGAAGAGGCAATAACGATTAGGTTATTATTCTCTGCAAACAAATCATATTGCTCACGTCTCTCATCTTTTTCGGATGCTCCATAAAGGAACACTGATCCTTCGATCATAGTTTGTAACTTTTGACCAAAAGGAATACTGTTCACTAAGACGAGAGTATTACCAAAAGCTTCGCACTTAGCGATAATAAGATTAGCAATGAAATCAAGTCTAGGCTCCGATTTCGAGATGTATGCGCGCTCAGAAGGGTAGTCAGGAAATTCCTCATCAACTGGTTCCTTTGTAGTAATTACTTCGATATCAATTCGTGCTAGATATCCATTCTCAATTAACCATGAAGCTGGGACTTCACAAACGATAGGACCAATAGATGCGATAAGCGACATATTATCAACTTTAGGTTTTGGAAATGTTCCAGTAACCCCAAAGCGGTAAGAGATATGTTTGCCATAATCACAAACAAGTTTTTGTGCTACTGCTGCCCGTGCACCATGAGCTTCATCCCAAATAAATCCTTGGAAACTGTGCATCAAAGATGGATTATTTTGAAGTGATTGCCAAGTTCCTACTACGTGTTGGCAATGCAATTCCTTCTTAGCACCAGAATATTCACCAACATCTAATCCACAGCGTTGATACCATTCAGCCGTTTGAGTTACTAGATCACTTGATGGGACAATGGTAATAACCTTCAAATCATTTTTACCAAGTACATCAGACAAGGCAGCTGTCACCAAGGTTTTACCAGAACCAGTGCCAAGAATACCAAAACCATTACCATTGTCTAATAAAGCATTTACTGCAGCGACCTGATAATCACGAAGATTAATATTTTGTTCTGCAAACCAATCTTCAGTAACACGGGTTTCAACGACAGGCTGACGTGGACGTTCATCGTTGAGAATGATTTCATATCCCCATGCATCAAGTACCGGCAGAATTTGATCTAAAAGACGCAGATATGTTTTACCCGTCTGCTCATAAAACCTGATCTTGCCGTCCCATCGACGAAGCTTATATGCTGGGGAGAACACGTACCCGTCTTTGTAGATACCAAATTTGTCCCATAGGAACGCACTATCTTGTGGCTGTAATCCTGTTATGAAACAATAAACTTCGTCTCTTGTAGTGATGTAGCATTTTTTCATTGAAAGTCACTTACGCTATAAATAATGATGTTAGGATGGTAATGCTATTTATAAGGATAAAAATCTATGTTTTACGTTTATGTATATTTTGATCAAACAAAATCTTCATCACTTCACACCTGTGGATTTGAACCATTCTATGTGGGTAAAGGTAAAGACGATAGAATGACTTTCCATATTACTGATGCTCAAAAAGAAAAACCATGTTCAAAAAACAAACACAAAATAAACAAAATTCGTAAATTGCTTAGACAAAATATTACACCTCATATAGAAATTATCGCTTCAAATTTATCTGAAATTGAAGCTTTTAACCTCGAAAGGCTTATTATATCACAATATGGACGTTATGATCTAAATTTAGGTCCATTAACAAATTCAACCGATGGTGGTGACGGAATATCTGGTATGGTATTCAGTCAAGAACATCGCAAAAAAATAAGTGATAATATGCGACAGTTAATAACATCTGGAAAACGTAATAATGATGCTTGGAAATATTCGCGCCGCGGTAAAAAAGAAACACCTGAAGAAACAGAAAAACGTATTGCTTCACGTCGTGGTAGTAAACATTCTGCTGAAGCTAGAGCAAAAATTTCAAAAGCTAAAAAACAATTTTACCAAGATCATCCTGAATTTAAAAACGACAGTATGAAAGGTAAATCACATTCTGACGAATCAAAAGCTAAAATGTCGGCTAGTTTGAAAGTTGCGCTATCTAAACCTGAAACTAAAGAACTTAGAAGCAAAGCAAACTCTGGAGCAAATAATCCTAGAGCTAGACCTGTCACAATCTTCGGTGTGAACTATGATACTATCGGTGATGCATTTATTGCGACAGGGTTAACTCGTTACAAAATGATGAAAGAGCCATCATTCGTCTTTTTGTAGTTCTTCAATCAGCCGGTTAATCGCTTTTGTTAAAACTCTATTACTTTCAACGATCTCGTTTTTAGCATCTTCGTTACACATTGGGAAGTTCTCAATTGCAGCACTTAACCGGTTTAATGCATCCGTTTGCCGAATACCTCTAAGTTGATCTGCATCAGGAATAACGCTAGTAAAGGGCCTATCCATTTTATTTCTCCTTACTTGTGGTTAAATCATTGGTTTTGTTAAAATTATTATTCATTTCAAAATACACTGCGTGTATATGTGCAAGCCCGGCATTCATACGAAAAGCATAATTCTCATGTGATTTAGGTATTTTGCTTATCGTGTCTGACAGATTTGTACAAGCATTATGCAATTCTTTCAAAATATCCATTTGTTTCTCCTTTACGATAGATTGTTATGTAGCATTTTTTAATCATTGGTGATGCAACCATTTCTGAATTTTTTCAGCTTTTAATTTAGTGAAAGTGTCAATGCGTGGCATACTGATATCACCAGCAATACTCATCATACTAATAGCATTCAGAATATGACTTATTTCGTATTCGAGCACTGTTCTGTTTGGTACAGATTCTTCAATAAGTGGATTATAACTCTCATAACCATGACGAAGAATTTTACCAATACTTTGTGCAGTTTCGCCGAGCTCTTCTAACAATACTGCTAAACGTTCAGCTTCGGCTGGAGTTAATTTGTTATAAGATTCCATATTCTTCCACTACCAAGGCCTGATAATAAGCACCAGATGCAGAGATAAAGAAAGACCCTAATTCAACGCTAAAAGCAAATTCGAATATTTTGAGTTGTTTGTTTACTAAAACCTCTAATTCACCAGACGATTTAGCCGATATAAGAATATACTGTTTCATCCTTTTAACCTTCCTGCGAGAATATTGATTTTGGTGCGCAGATTACCAATTTCATTTTGCTGACGTTGTTGCGCACGAAGTAATTTCGTTATCTGAACTGCTTGCTTATTCATCGTATCGATAATTTTTGCAAGTGTGTCCTTATCCAGAGTGTTTGTTTCCTTTTTATCTTCCATTATATGACCGTATCCTGTAATTCAGCTACTCGAATCTTAGTGATATGTGAAAGCATCCAAGAAGCATCTTCTAAAGCTTTTACACAAGCAGTAAATTGATCACGCATATGAGCAATTTCTAACATCAATTCTGTTAATATTACACGTTCAGGATCACCGGCGATGTAAGCTTGGATATCACGGGTAGAAAGAGCACGTTGGTACCCTTCTAGATATTTTCTCCATAGTTTGGAATCGAGCGTTTCGCGCTTTGATTCAACCAAATCATAAAGGCCTTTCATATCAATGCGATATTTGTCATACTTAGCAAGATAATGAGGATGCATTTTACACAGCTCTTCTAATTTTCTACCAGTCATAACAAAATCTGGTTCAGCTGCATCTAAAACATCCTGGGCCTTCATAAGATGGTCTACTATCTTTTTAAGGTCCTTGCTTGCATCACCGATGAGTGTCATATTTACACGCTCTGCTCTACTTCATATCCATCTGGAATGCCTTTAATGCCCGATGAGGTAACTTCATTAGACGCCTCTGGTGTCATATCTGCATCATCAGCTAGCTTAATGAGACCTACATCATCTTCAGTACCCGATGCATCAGGAGCAAACATATCAGTTGATTCAAAATCTTCAAACTGACGTTCAAGCTCAAGAAGCTTTGGATTTGATGCAAAGATTTTCAAAGCAAGTTCTTCAGTAAGAGCAGCTTCCTTAAACTTAATAGGCTTGCCTTCACATTCTACAACCCAGCTATGACCTTCTTTAACTGCTACGCCATCAGCTTCCCAACGTTCGATCAAACCAGATGTTGAGCTTAGGCCAGTTGAGTATGGTACTTCAAGTTCAATTTTTGTGCCAGGCATTACAAAACGTGACTTGTACGTTTCGACGCGCATTCTGATACCGATAATGTCTGAACCTTCTTTCAACTTGAGCTTGGTGATTAGACCAATACCAGAAGCAGAATACTTCACACCATTAGTAACAGCCCAGAGACCATCACCTGCCATGACATCAGCTGGGTAGACTTGATCGGTGAATACGAAAGATGCATTACAACGTGCTAACCGTGAATTAAGAGTACGGAGCAAATGCTTCTTCGTCTTAGCTGAACCACCTTGGTCACCAGTTTGAATACCCTTAGTGAACTTTTCATCTTCACCAGTTGTCAAACAGTTACCCAATGAATCAAGAATGATCATAAGTGGCGGACCTTCAGGATTATACTTACCATATTCCTTTTCGTAACCAGTAAGGAATTCTGATACTACCGCCGTTACGTCCTGAATAGTAACAACTTGTGCATATGTCAAATTATCGTCATTCACGTTGATACCGATACGATGCATAAACTTTGGATCAAGTGCATTTTCAGAATCCAAAACTAAACAAACTGCACCAGCGCGTTGTGCTTCACGAATAATGTTACAGCTAATGTAGGATTTACCTGCTGCAGATGGTCCAACAAATGCCGTTAAACGACCTTGCGGAATTGCTTTAAAGTATGAACCAGACAAAACACGATTTAATGCAAAGTTACCAGTTGAATACCAACGGGTAGGTGGTGCAAATGTTGTTGATACATTTTCGATCTTTTCGATCTCTTTTCGAAATCGTTTTAAGAAAGCTAATTGAGCCATTTGATTCTCCTGAATAAGATGAAAATAAAACGGGAAACGATGTATTGTTTCCCGTCTTAAAACTACGTAGAAATCTTAACCAGCGGCTTTGCGTGCTGCTGCACGGTCGCGAAGTTGTTGCAAGATGTCTA